TTCTGGCATGTCCTCGACCTGGTGCTCAGTCCCAACCTCGCAGAAGTATGACCCGTCTGCCTGCCGCAGCCACGCTCTTATGCGCCGGCCGTCGAGCTGACCATTTGCCTGAAAGCAGATTTGCCAGACGGCGTTCAGCCGGACCAGCTTCAAGTGTTCGGGATAGGGGATATTCCTGTAGACGGCGCGCGCCATAGCGCTCTCCTGTGAGTGGTCACAGCAGCATGCTGTTTCGACTTTAGGGCTGGCGGCCGCATCGCCGGTTCGTTCCTAATATGTTCTCATGCGCAAAACTGTCAATCATCCATTCTCATGCGTTCCCATCGCTTGACATGGAGTCCCGCCTTGCCCCATACACGAAGCATTCGGACAGGGTCTCAGCGCGGCGCGGCTAACCACCGCCAAGCCATGCCTATTGGGCTGGCGCATCCCGGAGCCCGCGAATGTCCGACATCCACACCGCCTCTGTTCACAAGCTCGATACCTACATCACACTGAAAGAGGTGATGGCGATCACCAAGGTCGGCAGCTCGACCATCTACCGCTGGATCGAGGAAGGGACGTTTCCCGATTCCAGAAAGCTGGGCGCGAACTGCGTCCGTTGGACCGAGGCGGACATCAAGGCCTGGCAGCTGGGCTTGCCATTCACCAGCGCGTTGAAAAAGGCATCCTAAAGCGGCTCATTTTTCACCGAGGTTTTTTGTGGGTACCATTGCGGGCACCGAGCAAAAAACTTCGGTTTTACTGAATGATTTTTCAATGGCTTAGTGGACATAATTCGAAAGACTCTCTGTCCGCCATCACCTCTTCCCAAGACTTCCTATAGATACTCGCAAGGCCTTGATCTGCGGGCTTTTCTCATGCTTTGTGTTTCCCATGGGTTCCCATCGATAGAGACCACTACCCACGCATTTGTGGGTATCTCTGTGGGTACCGAAAACGGAAATTGTGGGTATCACGGCGCATGAGTGCTCTGACAGACAAGCAGATCAAAAACGCAAAGAAGGCGGATAAGGACTATAAGCTCGCTGACGGCGGCGGGCTCAATCTGTTCGTCCTGTCTACCGGCACCAAGTCCTGGCGGCTGCGGTACCGCTTCGACGGCAAGGAGAAGACGCTTGTCATCGGCAACTATCCGGATGTGTCTCTCGCTGACGCTCGGGGCGAGCGGGAAGCCGCGAAAGAGACGCTGAAATCCGGCCGCGATCCGAACGTCGTCAAGAAAATCGAAAAAGCGATCGGCAAACAGCAGGCCGCTGATACCTTCGAAGTATTGGCTCGGGAGTGGCACAAGTTGCAGAAGCCGACATGGGTCGAGAAGCACGCCTCCGACGTGCTCGACTCCCTCGTGAACGATGTGTTCCCCATCATCGGCCAAATGCCGATCCGTGACATCGATGCGCCGACGGTGCTGGGCGTTCTTCGCCTCGTCGAGCAGCGCGACGCAAAGGAAACGGCGCGACGTATCCGGCAGCGGATTTCCGCCATCTTCGTCTATGGCATTGCTTCCGGCCGGGCCAGCGAGGATCCGGCGGCAGTGGTGCGCGGCGCTATGGCCCCGATGAAGAAAGGGCGCCAGCCCGCGATCACCAATCTCGACAAGGCGCGCGAGATGCTGGTGGCGACATGGAAAACGCCATCGCATCCCGTCACGAAACTCGGCCTGCGCCTGCTGACGCTGACGGCGGTTCGTCCTGGCACGCTGATCTCCACGCCTTGGACCGAGCTCGACGAGGTGGACGAGAGCGATCCGGTCTGGGTAATCCCGGCCGCCAGAATGAAGCTGCTGCTGCAGCACAAGGACGATGAGACGCGAGATCATCTTATTCCGCTGTCGAAGGAGGCGATGGAGACGATCACAGTTCTCCGCTCGCTCACGGGCCGGGGTCCGTTCGTGCTTCCGAACGGTAGGCATGCACACAAGCCAATGTCAGAGAATGCGCTGGGCTACCTGCTTAACCGGTCCGGCTATCACCACAAGCACGTGCCACACGGCTTTCGCTCGACGTTCTCAACCGTCATGAACGAACGTTACCCCGCAGATCGGCAGGTTATTGACCTGATGCTGGCGCACACGCCCAAGGACAAGGTCGAAGGTGCATATAACCGTGCGGAGCACCTGGAGCGTCGTAAGGAGCTCGCGCAGATTTGGGATGGTCTGATCATTACGAAGGATATGCCGACAGCGCAGGAGCTGCTCACGGGGCCGAGGAAAAACCTCAAGCAAGTAGCGGCCCTATTTTCAGAAGCAGAAGCCAGAGAATGACAACCACTCCCGCAGCGACCGCGACCCGCCCCTGCGGGCGGGCTGCTTCCTGAATATGCCTTGCTCTAAGCTTTGTCATCGCGCGAAACCCTCAGTTCTCGACTGCGGATGCGAAATGCCTTCAAAATGATCTCAACGATGATGACACCGCCAACGCCGATGATGAAGCCGCCGACGCCGGCGGCTTGTTCCCCACCAACTTCAAGTTGGCCTAGCGCCCATTGAAACAGTGGCACTCCGAGCGGCGACAGATAGTAAGCCGTGACGCCACCGACGAACAGGCGACGGACGGCAGACGGCACGCCGTTCCATTCCATGGCGACGGAAACTGCAGAGCCCGCAAATCCGGCTAGCAGAGCCTCACCCTTGCCGCTGTTGATCCAGTCCCAAAACGTCATCGACCTTGCCCTTCCAGCGCGGTGGCCGCTTCGGCAAGGGCACGATGTCGGCGGCGGCAGTCTCCAAGCGATAGCCGATCGCGCGCCCACAGTGGCGCAATCTCCCGATCTTTGATCGCCCGATCTGGCAGGTCTACCGCCTGGTCACAAGGCTGCTTCAAAACCTGCGGTATTTTCGCCGGGCGAGGGGGAGCGTCAACGGCCGAGAGGTGCGAGGTGGTCACGCATCCGCTTAGACAGACCAAGGTGAGCGCAATCGTTGCTATCTTTGTCCGCATCTTCGTTTCTTTCAGCAGCTAGGGACTGTTCAAGGTCAGCCATTCGGCTTGCGTCGTCGCTTCGAGCGGCCCAGTAATTCGCCTCTATGCGGTCGATCTGCTCTTGGGCCTGTTCGCGGGCGCGGTCTCTCTCAATGGCCGCACGGCGCTCCCGCTCTTGCCATTCGAGGCGAACAGAAAGCGCGCCTGCCTCAAAGGCGTGATCGACGCGCCCCTTGGCGAGCTCCGAAAGCACCGGCACCGCGCCGATGAATGGGATTGCTTTGATGAGTGGCAGGCCCTCGTAAAAAACGAGAACGCCCAGCGCGACTAAGCCCTGCAATCCAAGAAAGCGGAGGGCGGCGGCAACCGTCGGCATAAACATGTCAAAGATCCGCCTTCACTGCAGCCCGAAGACGGTCGCCGACTGCAGTGGCTCCCTTCACGGATGGATCGAACGGCAGCCTGGTGTAGTCCCATTTCCCGCGTTGCAGGATACCGAGATTTGGCTGCACTTCCGCGTGGGAAAGCACCGTCTTTGGCGTCACGTCGATTCGGTAATGGCGGCACAGTTCCGCGACCACGGATGCCAATTTGCTCCACTGGATCGGCGTCATGGGAGCGGAACCGGCTGCAAACGGCGCTTCGGTGGCGCCCGCCATGCAGCAGAGCGACACTCCGATAGAACCGCTGTTGCAATTCAGGGTGTGGGCTGCATAGCCCTTCTTGGCGGGGGCCTCGTTGAGGGTGATTGAAGGCAGGCCGCGAACTAGCGTGCCATCTCCCTCTACCAGTAAATGGTAGTGCTCGCGATCGAAGCTGGTGGCTTTGTGATTGCCGGCGGTCCAATGGCAGATGATGCGAAGCATCTTCGCTGGCGGTAGCCATTCAGCGGGGATTACGCTTTTGGCGGTCATGAGGTGGGGCTCCTTCGTTGAGCCGCACGTCATGCGCAGATGTGGTTCCCCAATAACACAGTCCGGCTTATTGCAACAATCCAGCAATTCCAGTATTTAGAGCAGTGACTGCGCATGAGTGCTGAACAATCCCAATCGGAGTTTGGCACTCATGACTCAGACTGTTGTCGCCTTTGGCGATGCAAAGGCCCAAAAGAAGTGGTCCGGCGCGCTCTTCATCGACATCACGAGGAAGAGCTATTTCGACCGCAAGTTCATCGGCACCGATGATACTTTCTGCATCCAGCGCCTCACCGATCTCGAATCGGAAGCCGGCGACACCATCACCTACGATCTCTCGGTTCAGCTCAAGAATAAGCCGACCTACGGCGACGAGCGACTCGAGGGCAAAGAGGAAAGTCTGAAGTTCTTCTCCGACGAGGTGAAGGTCGATCAGATGCGCCACGGCGTTTCCGCCGGTGGCAAGATGTCCCGCAAGCGCACCGCGCACAACATGCGCCAGATCGGCAAGAACCGCCTGTCGGACTACTGGTCGAAGTTCAACGACCAGATGATTTTCATCTACCTCTCCGGCTCGCGCGGCATCAACGAAGACTTCATCGAAGATACGACTTGGGCCGGGCATGCTGCAAACCCGATTCAGGCGCCGGATGCGGCTCACATCCTCTACGGCGGCGACGCGACTACTAAGGCCTCGATCGACGCCACCGACAAGATGAGCCGCGCCGTGATCGAGCGCGCGCAGGTCCAGGCCCGCATGATGTCGGCCCGGGATCCGAAGAACGCCAACATGATGCCGCTGATGATCAACGGCGAAGCGCACTACGTCTGCGTCATGAACCCGTTCCAGGAACATGACCTGCGCAACAACGACCAGGGCGGCTGGCTGGAAATCCAGAAGGCGGCTGCTACGGCGGAAGGCCGAAGCAACGCCATCTTCAAGGGTGGCCTTGGCATGATCAACAACACCGTCCTGCACAGCCATGAAGCAGCGATCCGTTTCAGTGACTATGGCGCCGGCAACAACGTTGCGGCCGGTCGAGCCCTGTTCATGGGCCGTCAGGCTGGCGTTATCGCTTTCGGCTCCGCAGGCGGCTTCCGCTACACCTGGACCGAAGAGACGAAGGATCACGGCAACGAACCTGTCGTCGCATCCGGCGTGATCAACGGCGTGAAGAAGACCCGCTTCAACAACCGCGACTACGGCGTGATCTCGATCGACACCGCCGCCAAGGACCCGAACGCGGCCTGATAGCTTAAGCGGCGCGATCGACGATCTGCGCCGCTTTTTCCTGCCAGTCTTTAACCAAGGAACAAGCTCATGTCCCTCATCCAGAGCAAGTATGCGAAAGGCATCATTGCCCTCGCTTACCCCTCTATCGCTGGCGCGGCGACCGCAATCCGGTTCGAGCATCAGTTGGCCGCCGCACCAGCGGCAGGCGATATCCTCGATCTCGCTATGATCCCGGCCGGAACCCGCGTCATCGACATGATCCTCGACGCCGACGATCTCGACACCAACGGCGCCCCGACGCTGACCATGGATGTCGGTGTCATGAGCGGCGATTTCGGCTCGGAAGATGGCGCCCGCACCTGCGGCGCCGAGTTCTTCTCCGCATCGACGCTGGGTCAGGCAGGCGGCGTCGCCCGCCCCACGCTCAAGACTGCTTTCCGCACGACGAAGGCGGGTAAGGATCGCTCGATCGGCATCAAGTTCCCGGTTGCCGCCGCAACCTTCGCCGCGGGCGTCATCGGCCTGACCGTGATCGTTTCCACCGAGTAGAAGCGGCCGGTTTGCAGTTTTGCAATCAGAGGGGGCCGCGTGCCCCCTTTTATTCAGGAGAAGAGCTTTGAGCGATAACAAGCAACTGATCGAATGCACCGCGGGCGCAACCGAAACCTCCGTTGGCGGCACCGGCTACCGTTTCGAGCGGGACCATTACGGACGCTTCGTTTCTGAGGTCCACAATCTCGTGCACCGCGCCTGCCTGCTTTCCGTGGTTCACTACCGGGCGGTTCCGGACACTCCTCTGATCGAGGAAACCGCACCCGGCCTTGGGGATGACGGCCTGCGCCTTGATGGCCCGACAGTCGAAGAATACGTCGCTGCTGGCTATCAGGCAGCGAACTACCCGCCGAATGGCTATGCAGCGCGCAGCACGGTGGAGGAGATCGAAGCCGCAATTGCCGCCCAGTCCGCTCCTGCCGACGACATGCTCTTAGGGTCCAGCATCCTGCCATCGCTGGTCGAGATCGCCGAGGGCAAGTCGGTCCAACTTGGCGAAGTCGTTACCCGCGCCTACGCCGATAGCGGACTGACCCGCGCCGCCTGGAATGCGCTGCCCGACGACATGCGAGAGGCAGCCCTTGCTGCGACCGTCGAAGCCATGAAGGCCGAGGCGCAGCAGCAGCGCAGCAAGCGCCAGAGGTAAGACATGCCCAAGGCGAGCGAGATCATGCGGCTGGCCGGTATCCAGCTTCTCGACGAGGATCACATCCGCTGGCCGTTGATCGAGCTTGCAGACTGGGTCAACGAAGGAGTGAAGGCTATTGTGCTCGCCAAGCCGTCGGCTTCTTCCAAGTCTGCAGCGATCCAGCTCGTGAAGGGCACGCACCAGACCTTGCCGGGGACAATCGACGGCAAGGCAACACTGCAGCTCATCGGCATTAACCGCAATCTCGTCTCGGCCGCTGAGCCACGGCAGGGTCTGCGAGCTATCCGCACTTGTGCACGGGATGTTTTGGACGCTCAGGAGCCGAACTGGCACACAGCGTCCTATGTGCCGTTCCGCAAGGAAGTGCGTCAGGTCATTTACGACGAGAATTTGCCTACCGAGTTCTACGTCTACCCCGGCAACGATGGGTCGGGTTTCGTCGAGGCGGCATTCTCCTTTCTCCCGACATCGGTAAAGGTGGCCAACGGCGCCGATCCAGAGAAGATCGCGTCCTGGGACATCGATGTCGGCTTGCCCGAACCCTACAGCGTGCCGCTCCTCGACTACGTGCTCTATCGCTGCCACCAGAAGGACGACACGGCGGCTGATCTGGGTAAGGCAACATCACACTATCAGCTCTTCGCCACCGCGGTCGGTATCAAGGTTCAGTCCGAGGGCACCAGCAATCCCAATAGGAGGCGCTGACGATGGCCCATATGGTCGACATCGACGACTTCCTTCCGCAGGTCCTGCTCTACGCGCCGAACTGCGCTGATCAGGTCGCTTATCGCTTCCTCCGCGAGGCCGCGCGTGAGTTCTGCCAGCGCACCAACTGTTGGCGCGAAAGCGACGAGGTCACGATCAGTACTCCGGAGTGCGAAGGTATCGGCACCACGTCGGATGCGGAAATTCAACTGATCCAGCGCGCCGAGCTCGATGGCGTCCCTTTGACACCCCGCACTGTCGCTTGGCTCGATGAAAATCGGCCCGGCTGGGAAACTTCGACCGAGATCACGGTCGCTCGCTACATCACGCAGATCCAGCCCAACACCGTGACCGTCGTTCCGCGCGCCGAGGGCACGCTGACGATGCGGTTGGTACTCAAGCCTTCCCTATCTGCCCGCACGCTGCCCGGCTTCCTGCTCGACCAATGGGGCACGGAGATTGGCAAGGGTGCTGCTGCCCGAGTGCTGCTGCTGCCCGAGAGCCAAAATCCCGACCTCGGGGCAGGTCTCCTCCAAGAATTCAAGGATTGTCTCGGTACCGAGGCGATACGGACGACGAAGGGCCAGCAAGGCGCACGCCTCCGGACCAGAGGGAGTTACTTCTAATGCCGATGAGCACCTATGCCGCAAATGCGATGCTCAACCTGTATCTTCGCGGAGTCGCGCCGGCAGTGCCGGCTGGCGTTTATGTGTCGCTGCACACCGCCGACCCCGGAAACACCGGCGCGAACGAGGTCAGCACGGCCGCATGGCCTGCCTATGTCCGAGAGCACGCCTCGCAGGGAGGCGCGATCGCAACGGGCTTTGCCGCCGCGGCGAACAAGGCTTCTGAAAACCTGCTCGAAATGCTCTGGCTTGCGCAGAATGGCGGGGCGGCAGTGACCGTTACCCATTTCGGCCTATGGGACGCATCGACCGGAGGAAACTTTCTGTTCGCCGGCCCGCTCACTGCCAACAAGACGCTCAATCCGACCGATGAATGCATCATTCATTCCGGCGACCTTGACCTGACGGTGACCTGATGTTCGGACGCGGTTCTGTCAATGGCATGGAGTTGAACGCACTGGCGCTCAACGAGGGCAACTTCGTCGAGGAGGTGACCATGGCTGCCACGGTCGCCGTTGCGCCTGTGCTGAAACTCACCCGCCGGGCAGCTGCGCGCTCGACTGCGATCATAGCCATTCAGGGCCAGTCCCTGCTCACTGCCCGGCGGCGCGCGCCTGGCACTTCGACCATCTCTGTGACGGGCGTCACGAAGCTGACGCGGCGTTTGCCTGCGAGCGGGACAACGTCCGTAGTCGTCGCCGTCGCAGCCAGCGTCATCCGCAGGGTAACGCCGTCGGCGCTCGTTACGGTGACCGTCGGCGGGGAGCTGCGTCTGTCATGGAAATACATCCGCCAGACCGAACTGACCCGCGTGATGCGGGTCAGGGATTTCCGCCGGCTGCAGGTGCAGGCGGATTTGCGGCGCATGCGCGTCAATCGAGACTACGCCCCGATGGTGGCCGGAGCTGATCGAGGAGAGATGCCGTGACCGAGGTTATGAAGAAGGCGCCAGCGGATACCCTGGACTACGACATCGATTTCGCGCGCTGGCTCACTGCCGAGGACCGCGTCACGGGCGCGGTTTCGACCATCACCGGTTCAACCGCAGTGATCGATCGCACCGACTTCTCCGACACCGCCGCCAAGATCTGGATCTCGGGTGGAGCCGACACCGAGAATGGTCACGTCAGCACGATCGTAACTACGCTCGAAGGCCGCACCAAAGAATTTTGCTTTCAACTTAAAATCAGGGAGTGCCGCTGATGGCCGTACAGTTCGCCAACAATGCGACCTCGACGCTCGCAGCATCTATCAACACGGCCGTCGGGAGCATTTCGGTAGCCGCGGGAGATGCGGCCAAATTCCCCACAGCGGGCGGCAGTGATTGGTTTCCGCTGACCCTCGTCGACAGCGCGGGAAACATGGAAATTGTTCATTGTGTACAGCGCGTCGGCAGCACGTTGACCGTGTGGCGTGGACAGCAAGGAACCACCGCAAAGGCGTTTGCCGCCGGGAGTAAAGTAGAGCTTCGCATGACCTCTGCTGCCCTTACTGAAATCCTGAACGGTTTGAACTCGAAAGCCAACCTCTCGGGTGCGGGGTTTACCGGCAGCATCACCGCGCCGCAAATAGCGGTCGATAACAATGGCGATCGGATCGTCGTGTTTAGGACCGCTGCTGGCGTTACACGCGGCATGCTTCGTCATGATCAAGCGAACGACTCCATTATCATCAGCATGTTTAACAGTGCTGGCGTTTGGTACCGAGACCTCGTCATCGGTGGCGGCACCAACATGATGAACTACAACGGCAATCTCCAGCTCGGCGCCTCGATCTACCAGACTGATGGCAACATCCAGTTTTCGGGTGGCATGCTTGCTCTTGGCACCACGCTGTTCAATGCCATGAACAACAAGGTTACGGTCAATAATGGCGATGCTGGATCGGCCCGCTACCTGAAGAATGGTGGCACGGCCGGCGGCACCAACATGCAGTTCAACTGGTCGGGTCTGGGTGGTCAGCCGGAGTGGGTCTGGGGTGGCGATGCCGCAAGTACCGGCACGCAAATGTTTGTCTACAACCCCGCGAACTTCAGTGTGAGCTGGGCCAACACCGCCGGCAACGCCAACGCGCTGGGCGGCGTGGGGCCGGGCGGATACGCCCAGGTCTACACGGGGTCGTGGGATGGGGAAACCAACCTCCCGATCGGGCATTCAATTCTGATGTCGGACAATGGGATGTATGCGCGTAACGGCCAGCGGACCCCCTGTATCTACACAGGCAACACATCCCAATACATCCAAAACGGAATGAGCGGCGCAGGAACCGTTTTGGGCGGGGTGTGGCGGATACGAGGTTACGCCGGTTCCAATATCGCAAAAATGGATAGGGCGGGGTGATCAATATGGAACTGCATGAGGTTTTAAGCGTCGAAGAGACCAACACCGCGGGTGTGTTCCTGGCGTTGATAGATTGGACGGATAACGACGGCGGCCGAAATCAAGAATTGTGCGGCCTTGTTCCCAACGATACCCGTGGCGTTGCTGGCTTGGTCCATGCTTGGCTCGCGGAAAACCCGAATTTCCCCATCTCCCCCTACACCCCGCCGACGCCGGAACAAATCCGCGAGACAATGCCCGACCTCTCGGCCCGTCAGCTTCGGCTAGTGCTCATCGGCGCCAATATCATGCCGGCGCAAGTTAACGCGGTCATCGCAGCGATGCCGGAAGGTCCGGACAAAGCTGTAGCCATGGTCGAGTGGGAATACGCCACCACGTTCCGCCGCGTGCATCCGCTCCTAGAAACAGTAGGGGGCGCGCTGGGGCTCACTCCCGAGCAAATCGACACGATGTGGATCTCTGCACTCTCCCTCTAGTCAGGGGGTGACTGCAGGCCATGACGATAGTATGTGCCTAACCACAACCCTAAGGATATAAAATGAAGACTTTCGGTAAAGTTCTCGCCGTTATGGCGCTTCTTGGCTGTTTCGCCTCACTCGATACCGTGGCGAATGCGCAATCGGTTTTGGATATTTCGGGCAACAGCAACAGTGCAGCGGATGCAGGCAACGGCAACCGTCCCCCAGTCGCCCAACGCTGGCCGTGGCTCCGTGTCGCTACGACTGGCGAGACCATGGTCAACCGCGCTTTCTCCGGCGATATGGCGCAGGATCAAGCGTTCAAGGGGATGGGCGTCACTCGTGCAGCCACCACCAGCGCCGTTGTCATCACCGACATCAACGACGCGCGTTTGATGAACTCCGCCAGGATCGACCGATACAAGGAATTTGTTGCCCGCATCATCGGCGACATTGTGCTTCCGGTGAGGAAGACTTGGCGGTCTGCACAGATCGTTAAGACAGGTCCATGGGCAAATACGCAGGTCGATCCGATCGGTATGTATGCCAACACCGCCGGGGTGAAGGCTTCGGGCACAGTTAACGGCACCGTCGTTTATGTCGGCCTGCTCGTAGACAACCACGCTATGTCGCAGGGCGTCGCCGCAGATGTGTACATCGATGGAGTGAACAAGGGCTCGATCAGTTCTGACAACATCGGTGCCAACTTGAACGGCAACACCTACAATGGCCTGCGCTATGGCCCGACCTTGGTCCGCTTCGCCGGTCTGGCGGCCGGCTCGCACAGCGTTGAGGTGCGGATGACCACGACCGGCAAAAATCAGTACATGGCCTACATCGCCGGAAATGGAGATCAGCCGGACACGGCTACCGTGGTTGTCGGAAATGGCTACAAACTCAATGCCACGGGGGTCGCCTCATTTGGCGTGACCGAGGCGGTGAGTATCCTATACCGCGACGCGGTCGCTGATGTTGTCAATCAGTTTGCCGCAGATGGCTTTGATGTAAGTGTTCTCAACACCTTCGACGCAATCGACCCTAACGCGCACCTGATGTCAGATGGTCTCCACTGGAACGCGCAGGGGCACATTGCGGTCAAGAGCGCCGTCGAGACTGCACTGCTACCTTAAGCAAGGATACCTTGGCATGGTTGCGATCAAGATTTCGGCCTTTGCGGGCGAGCAGCCGATGCTGCTCCCGCGGCTCCTGCCGGAGACTGGTGCGACGGCAGCGATGAACGTGCGCTTGAACGACGGCGGTCTGACGCCGATCAACAAGCCCATTGAGGTCGCAACCATTGCCACGGCCTCACAGAAGACGATCTATAGGCATCAAGGGTCATGGCTCTCATGGCCCAACGTGGTCAATGCCGTGCCCGGCCCGGTCGCGCAGGACAGACTTTACTTCACTGGTGATGGTGCCCCGAAGGTGAAGATTGGTGGCGTTGACTATGCCCTTAAGGTGCCGCGCCCAACCGGGGCATTGACAGCAGCCCTTTCCGGAACCGGATCTGGCGACATTCAAAGCCGCACGTATGTCTACACCTGGGTAACGTCTTTCGGAGAAGAGTCGGCGCCCTGCCCGGCAAGCATTATTGTTGATTGGAAGCCCGGCCAGACGGTCACGCTCTCCGGCTTTGCTGCAACACCGGGCGGACGGTCCATCACGACGCAGCGCATATACCGCAGCCAAACCGGTAAGACGGGCACCGGTCTGTACCTGATCGCGGAGCGCGCGGCCTCGGCCGGGAATTTCACCGACAACATCGCCGTAGATCAGTTTCAGGAGCCGCTACCGTCTGCGGACTGGAACGAGCCGCCGGACGGTCTCGCGGGTCTCGCAGAGATGCCGAATGGTATGATGGCGGCGTTCGTTGGGCGCTCGATCTATTTCTGCGAGCCCTACCGTCCGCATGCGTGGCCTGAGAAATACTCGCGCAACGTCGGCTCCGACATTGTCGGCATTGCCGCGCTCGGCAGCATTCTCGTGGTAGTGACGAAGGGCAAGCCTTACCTGCTCGCCGGCACCCATCCCGATTCGATGCAGCAACAGCAGCTTGAGGAAAATCTCCCCTGTATCAACGCTCGATCGATCGTCGATCTCGGTCACGCGGTCTGCTACGCGTCCAACGACGGGCTGGTGGCAGTTCGAGGCGACGGTTCGATCAGGCTGGTTACGGAACAGCTTTTGAGCCGGGAAAAGTGGCTGGACCTTTCCCCTTTCACAATCATCGGCGGGCAGATCAACGGCGCATATCTGCTCTTTTACGACAACCTTTCGGCGTCTGGCGAACGCATCGCTGGCTCGATTTCTATCTACGTCGATGGTCAGCCGTTCTTAGTGCGCTCGTCTGAAATCGCGTCATCGAGCTTCTTCGACATTGGCGACACTGCCCTCTATTTCATGGCGCCTGGCAGCAAAACCATCCAGCGTTTCGACGCGCCGCAAGGGGCTCCGCAGACGCTGTATTGGCGATCAAAGGAGTTCATCACGACTTCGCCATCGTCGATGGGCGCGGTGTTGGTCGACAGTGGTTCCGCCATCTCTCTCAAGGCGCTTGAGGCGCTGCAGGAAGAGCGAAATCAGATCATTGCAGCCAACGCTGCGCTGTTCGCGGCTGGCGATCTGCAGGGCGGCATCAACGCCCGCCCTCTCAATGATCGTTCCATCAACGGTGACGATTTGCAGCCGGTACCGCCGCCGCCGACCGCCGCCGACGCAGCCTCGCTGACGGTTAGCATCTTCGCCGACGGCAAGCTGATCCAGACCATAGACAAAGTCGATCGCATAGCGCGAGTGAGAGCTGGGCTCAAAGCTCGCAAGTGGGAAGTGGCAATCTCGACGAATATGCAGATCGCGCAGGTCATCATGGCCGCAAGCGTCGAAGAACTGAAGCAGGTGCTCTGATGGCGTTCAACGATCGGGACGCCGAAAAGCTTGAGGTGCTCGACGGCAGCCGCGCCGGACCAAACATGCGACGCGCTGCCGTACGGATCGAGGATCTGCAGGAATTGCTGCAGCTCGGCCAGATACAGGCGACTGAGGTGTCCAGTGCACCGACCGCCGCGGAGTTCAATAAGCTGCTCGCCGATGTCAAAGAGCTTAATAAGCGCCTCTCTGTCATCGCGACGGCGCTTCAAACGCGGATTTCGCGATGAAGGTAGTCGTCTATGATCCAGTCGACGAGATGGTTGCCTGGTCAGAAGCCCGCATTCCCGGCTGCAAATTCCGCGAAGACGCGCAGGCGATCGGCATCCGATCCGAAGTCGGGTTCCATGGCGTTGTGGTGTTCGACAGCTTCACCACGACTGGATGCTGGGTAAGTGTCGCGTCGGACGGCGGCAGGCACTGGATGACGCGGGAATACATCATCCGCGTGTTTGCCTATCCCTTCATCCAACTCGGCTATCCACGCCTCAACTCCTTCGTCTCCGAGAACAACACCGATGCGATCCGCTTCAATGAAAGTTTTGGCTTCGTGCGGGAGGGCGTAATGCGCCAGGCAGGTCACGAAGGCGAGGACCTGATCATGTATGGAATGCTGCGGAGCGAGTGCCGTTGGCTCCCATCTCGATTCGCTGGAAAAACGGGCCGGACAACGCTATAACGGGCCGTCGCGCATGAGTGTGACCTCAATCAAGAGGTGACACCATGGGTAAGGGAAGCTCCAAAGCGCCATCGCCCGATCCGCAGATCGGCAAAGCAGCGCTCAAGGAAGCGGAGACCGGCGAGAAGTGGCTGGAGTTTTCGCGCGAGGCGTTTGCGGTCTCCGAGAAGCGACAGACCGAGCTGGACGCGCTCACGAAAAAGGTCACAGAACAGCAGCTTGGCTTGGCGACGGATCAGGCAAGTTGGGCGAAGGCTGACCGCGACCGCTACGAAAAGACCTACAAGCCGATAGAAGACGACTTCATCAAGGAAGCGACCAACTACGGCAGTGAAGCACGTCAGAGCGAGGCAGCTGCAGAAGCGCGGGCCGACGTATCCACGGCTGCTGCCAATCAACGCGCCGCAACCGAGCGCGCAAACGCCTCGATGGGGATCACGCCCGGCTCTGGCGCCCATGCCGGCGTCCAAGCATCGGCGGACCTTGCTGGCACCGTCGCGGAAGCCGGTGCAGCCAACACTGCGCGGCAGGGCGTCCGCGACAAGGCGCTGGCGCTCAAGGCCGACGTGGTCAACATGGGTCGCGGCCTGCCGGCGCAAGCGGCCGGCGGCGCAGGCGGTAGCGTGGCGGCCGGAGCTACGGCCCTTTCCGGCAATCAGGCGACCAACAGCCAGTACCTCGCATCGACGAACATCATGGGGCAGGGCTTCCAAGGTGCGATGCAGGGCTATCGAGGCATGGGCTCGACACTCAATCAGCAATATGGGCTGCAGCTCGACGGCTGGAAAGCTCAGCAGGAAATCGCGGCGAAGAACGCGGCCGGCATCGGCAGCTTCCTGGGCGGCATCGGCGGACTGATCTTCAAGTCGGATGAGGACGCGAAGGAAAACAAGGAGGAAATCCCCGAGGGCGACGCGCTCGACGCGGTCAACAACATGCCGGTCGAAGAATGGGACTACAAGGAAGGTGAAGGAGACGGCGGGCATCACGTCGGCACCTATGCGCAGGACTTCCAGCGCGAGACGGGCAAAGGCGACGGCAGGTCGATCATGGCGCAGGACGCCATTGGGCTGACGATGAAGGCTGTGCAGGATCTCGACAGCAAGGTTGAGCGCGTCATGGATGCCATCGGTCTCGGCGTCGACACGGCGCCACGTGAAAAGGCTCGCCGCCGATCTCCATCGCCGGTTCCGCAGATCAAACCCGCCCGTGACGGCGGGGACGAAACCTCGAACAGGATAGGGTGACACAATGCTTGGTATCGGTCTCGGCGGATTCATGGAAGGCTGGAATAAAGCTCAGGACAAGAACCTTGAGCGGGAGAAAGCCAATCTGCTCAACAAGCGCTACGAACGCCAAGAGGTGCTCGATGCGCGCGAGGACGCTGAATACGAGCGCAGCGAGCAGAAGCGCGGTGAGCTCGAAAACATCATGAGCGACTCGAGGGAGCAGTTTGACGCGAAGGTTGCCAGGGGCGAGGCCAAGGCCGAGGATAGCGACGACTGGTTCTCTCAATACACTGTGCCCAAGCTTAAGCAGACCTATCTTTCCAACGGCGACATGGAAAGCGCCGACCGGGTTCAGAAGTGGGCCGACACGGCAGATGCCAAGGCGGGAGCGAGGCTTTTCAAGAGTTCGCTGTTTAAGGCGCAGAATGGCGACGGCCCCGGCGCGCTCGATGACGCGATCAAGGCGGGCCAGCGACAGGGGTACATTGCACACGGCTACGAGGTGCAGAAGCACGACAAGATCGTTACACCTGACGGTGGTCTCGTGGGTTACCGCATCTGGCTCAAGGATCCTGACGGCAAGGAAATCCAGCAGGACATTCAGGCGGCCGAGCTGCCGAAGACTATCGCCACTTTTCTCAATCCGGACGCTGCGTGGGAAAGCCAGATCGCTGCATCTCAGGACGCGACGAAGCGGCAAAACGAGATTGAGGACTACCGAACCAAGAAGGAAATCGACAAGGCGGTGGGCGTTGGCGACGATAAGATGCGCGGCGATGCCATCACCAGCCTTCGCAAACGCATGGACGGCGGACTGGCTGGTGATGAGGCCAAGTTCGACGACTTGCCGGCCGCGGATAAGGAACGGCTGATCAGCGAAGAGATCGGACTGCAGCGAGGTGGTCCTGCGCAGGGCGCTTCGGTAGCGGGGGCCGCGCCAGGCATCGCTGGCACCGAGGCGGGCACCGCAGCTCCCGCCAGAAAGGTTCTTGTCGATACCGCGACGGGGCAGGCCGTGCCGACGCGGCCAGCGCAGGGCCCTAACAAACCCGCGACGAAGCCTGAAAGCCGTGAAGATAACATCCAGTTCCAATTACAAGCAGCAGACGCAGCGGTCCGCGACGGCGTTGCCGTCGATCGCGTCGTCCAGGACCTGCTCGCAAACGGCATCCCGGAAAAGCAATGGCCTGACTCCGTTAAGCGAGCCATCGCAAACAAGAAGAGCGGGGCTGTTGTCGGGCTTGGCGGCTAACTCAATAGCACGTCGTATCCACCGACCCCGAATATGACGTTGATGTGCAGCGGATCGGCCTGTGCGTGCTCGGCGAGAGGGTGAGGGGCTGGCTGCTCATCGTCTCGCCGTAGTTGCTGAACCCCTGCGACAGTGCCAATCCGACCTGACGGGTATTTTCGGCACCCGATCCCATCTTCGCATATTCACGCTCTGCCTCGAGTCGGAGGCATGCATCCGCCTGTTGTGATTTCTTCGTGTAACCCTTGTCGATGCAGCGCTGGGCAATCTGCCCGGCGAGTTCATGCCGCTCTGCACTCGACATTTCGCTGTACTGCTTAGACTGGCATCCGGCCAGCAGGGTGACGGCAAGCATCAAGGCGGCACTGGTGAACTTCATCACGCCCTCATCGAGTGGGTTGTACAATTGCGGCAACTATCGTTGATGTGCGCCGATTTGCAAGGTGGCGGCTGCCAGCGTCACCGATAGATCGGTTCCGCCAGCAGATCGCGTAGTTCCTTACCCAGCGCTTCATTCTGGATCAGGACGCCATCCTCACGTTTCGCTGCGTTCTTGGCCCGCGTCTTGATCGAGCGCTGCAGCGTCTCCTTCGTGATCGCCACACCGGCATTCACCTTCACCGCATTGAAGCGCTTGATGTCCTCGATCGCCTCACGGGCGGTCTCCTTGTCCTTCATCAGTGCTGCCATGGCCCAGCGATTGACGAGGCGCTGGCGCGTCTGTCGGACGCGGCTTTCGGCGTTCTTGAGCGCCGAGTTCCGCTCATAGGTCTCCGAGATACGCGCAGGCGTGAAGCCGAGCGCCTGTGCGACCACGTCATGCACGCTCACTGCATCGGATGGCAGGACCTGGTCACCACCGATCGAGGTGACGCCCTCGTCGTTATAACGATAGGCCTTGAGGAGGTCGCGTACCGGCTTGGGTGCCATGATCTCAAGTCCGCGTGCCACGTCGCCCTCGTCGGTCATGACGCGGAGCCCGGTGAACCACTGCTCACCAAGTCCTGCCGTCGCGCCGAGCGTCTGAGAGAGCCAATACTGGTACTCCGCCTTGCCCTGCAGTTCCCGCGTCGGCGATCGGAACCAAAGGTCCGGCATGCCGATGCGCGACGACAGATCGACACCCAGATAGTGCCCCGGCGCGCCGTTGAGCACGATGCCGCCGAGCTCGGGCCCGAGGATATCGACGACGTTGGCGCGGAACTTCTGCTCGAAATCCATTGGATCGTCGTCATCGCCGAAGATCAGGCTGGCGATACCCATCAGCAGGTTGAAGCCGATTGTGCCGGTGACACCCGCCATCAGGGCCATCATGCCGGTGATGCCGGCGATCTGGTAGCGTGCCTCACGGCGCGCATTCGGGGTGTCGCCCTTGAACGCCTGGTGGGCGTCTCGGAACACGCGATAGAGCATGTTGATGTTGTGCTGGCGGAACACCAGCGCGACCTTCGCAAAGTCGTTCTGCATCAGTGCCGGCCGCGACGAGTTCGAATAGTCGAAGTGCGTCTTCCAGGTCAGATCGTGGGCCGTGTCGATCGCTTCGGATACCGATTGGCCGGCGCCACGGGCCATGCGATAGGCGGCGAGTGCCGTCACTTCGCGGTTCCACACCTCGGCGCGGTGGAACATCCACGAGATGACCCCCATGACCTTAGCGCGCAGCGGCGTGTATTCGACGCCGGTTTCGCCGACACCGGCAAGGTCGTGGCTCTGGGTGCGATCGATCAGACCGGACTCGTAGAACGCCTCCATCGCCTTCTTTTCGTCGGCGGTCAGGTTGCCATCGACGACAGAGCCGCGACCGCTGACGGAATCGGCCGACGCGCGGGCAATCGCTGCCCCGGCCTTGGTGAGACCGCCAAAGCGGGCGCCGAGGATTGGCAGGCCAAGCATGATCGTCTGCGTCATGTTCACCATGGCAGCGCTGACGGACCCTGCGAGGAACCACACGAAGGCGACGCTGGTCATGGTCTGCGCGACCTTGCCGCCGGTCGGGTTCATGACCCAATCGTGACGGCTTGCGAGCTCGTTGGCGAGCGTCACGGCGCGGGTCGGATCATCGGCTTCCTTCGCCTGGTCGAAGGTCTCGTTGACCAGTTCCTGCAACTCGAGCCCGTATTTTAGGCGGGCCATCTGGTGGGCGGCGTGGAACATGTGCGACGAGAACACCCGCAGCGCGTCGCCAGTGAAACCGGACGTGCCCTTGCGGTGGATGAAGCGCTTGCGTGCGGAAAGGTCGGGCATCGACTCGAGGTAACGCTGCCATACCTGATCCATCAGCTCGTTGCTGACGCCGGAGCCCACGAGCAGCTCCTCGATCTCGGCAACGATGCGCGGGTCCATGGCGCGGCGAAGGTCGGCGCCAGTCTCCATCACGCCGGTCTCGATCTTGCCATTTGGGAAGTCGTCCCGCAGATCACGCACGGCTCGGTCGCGTTCGGCTGCGCGCTCGAACTTCGAGAAGCTCAACACCTTACCGTCTATATCCCGTACCGTGGCGAAGTAGCGGCCGAAACGACCGAGCGGGAAATACGGCGGCTGCACGCGGCTGGCCTCGAACGCGATGCGCAGGCGCGTCATTCGAGCCTTTGCAGCCCATTTGCCCTTTGTCGTCGCGCTACGGTAGGCGCTCGCGGCATCCTCTTCGGCATTGCGCTTGTCGATCCCGGTCAGGCCCGCGTCCTTGATCTTCTGGAGCGTCTGCTTGTAGCGGTCCTCTGCGCGGCGCTGGGCGATCTCCATCGCCTTGCGCACGTTGTCGAGCAGGATGTCGTCCAGTTCTTCGGCCTGCTTGAGGTAGGCGTCACGAACCGTGCCGAACAACTCCCGGCCCTTGGGCGGCATAGCCATGTAGCGCTCGCGGAGCCCCTTATAGAACGGCGACGCCTTGCTTTCCTCGTCCGTCAGCGATGGATCGACGCCGGCGCGCGTCGCGCCGTGCATGAGGTCGGCTAGATGCTGCGCCTTGGCCTTGTCCTTACCGGCAAAGCCGAGACGCGTGTATTTCAACCAGTCCTGGGCGATAGCGTCGGCGTCGGCGTGCTTCTTGCCGCGGAAGGCGTCCATCAGCCGCTTCACGCGCATATACTCGCCGACGGCGGTCATGTTGGACCGGGCGAGCTCGCTGAAATAGTTGAGGGGGATGGTTTTGAGCAGCGCGGGCTGCAGGTCAGTCAGTTTGCCGCGAAGATCCTCAAGGATCCGCGACTCGGTTACTCTGCGGACTTTGAGGCTTGTGCCTTCTCCGCCCCGATCTTCTCTCTGATAATCTGGCGCGCTTGTTTCAGCAGGGCCGGTCTGTTCGCGTCCCCCGGCGGCATTTTCTGGACGAACGACAGGTGTTGGCGCCAGCTCTGCAATGTGTCCCAGGGACTGGGCTCGTCTATCAGACCGGCGAATTGCGGCTTTACGGTCATTGAAGAATTCTCCAGCCAGCCGATTCGCCGCCGTGTCAATCACATTATCGAGACCAGGGACGGAAGCAGTATCGTAAGGCGCGTTGGTTGTGAAGTCGATTATGGCGGCGCGGTCAAACACCATCAGCCAGGTGTTGCTGTGGAGCTCCGTGGCCTGAGCTGGGGTGATGTCCTTGTCGTTGACCTTGTCTTGCAGGAATGAACGCATCTCCTCCTGAATGAGCTTCGCCGCGTCGACGAGAAGCCGTTGAGAGCTATGCATGCCATCAATCGAGGCTCGATCCAGAACGCTGCCGGCAGCCTCGGTCAGAGAGGCGCGCGTAACGCGCCCGGTATGGCCGGCAGCCCAGATGGAATGCAGCCCGGGGAAAGCGAGATAGCCGGCGTCATACGGGCTCAGCGGGCCACCGCTCGGATGGTTGTGGTAAAATACGAGCTTCCGGTCGGGGTTCGCCATCGCCGACAGAAGCCGGTTCGACATGCCGGTGCTCTTGCTATCGCCGGCCGTGCCGTATTCGACAACGGAGCCGTCATCGTCGATCGCAAGCAGGTACTCATGGCCGGAGCTCCGGCCGTCATTGAGAACGCGCTCGATCGCCGCATCGCGGAGCGGGATGTTGCGATTGAGCGAGGGCGTGCCCGCCGACCGCAAGCGCCCATCAGCGCCGGCAACAGTCGGATCGGGTCTCTTGTTCTGGCGAGCGGGATCCGGTGCTGTGGCGCCGTCGCCAGTGACTTCGACGGTAGGCTCCTTGCCCTTTGGCTTCGGGCGGAGTGCTTCGACCAGGCGGCGATGCTTGGAAGCCGTCTCTTCGAGCTCCGTTGCGCCGGACCACGGGCCGAGCTGATTTTCGAGCGCAGGCGCCTGCTTCTCGATGTCGGCCATGCGCTCCTTGTCCACCGCCGGAACGTTGGCGAGGCGGCGGACCGTGTTGGTGACGCGCATCGCCGTTCCGGTCGGGTCCATGTCGGCCGCATCCTCGACGTGCACGTGATAATCACGGGCGCCGGACAGGGTGATATCGAACTCGCGGGTATGCAGGTGCTCGATCGATATGTTGAAACCGGCATAGGTGCCGATTTCGCCCCCGCCTTCCTTCTCGATAAGCTCACGTCGGATCGCCGCAATGATGGCCGCGCCGAAATCCTTGGGCTTGTCGAAGGTCTCTCCCTTCACCACACCGGCAAACGCTGCCTTGTCGGCCGCCGCGGCGCGTGCTGCGTCGGCTTCCACGTCGGGCTGGCGCTTGCGCAGCATCTCGGCCTCGTCAGTGAGCGAGCGGGCGCGCGACTTGATACGGTGCTGCTCGCGATCGTGCTCAACCGCCTGGCTTTCGAGCTGCCGAAGGCGACGGCGCGTTTCCATCTCTTCCAGGATGAGCGGATTGCCCGACGCTGCCGCTTTCATCTCGGCCGCGTTCGCCGCCTCGCCGGCGATATCCTCGATTTCGCGCGTTTTCAGATTGCCCTTGCGGACCTGCTGGATGAACCGGGCCTTAGCCTCGATCGTCTGCCACGTCCGCGCATCGAGCGTGTTCTTGGTGGCATAGCGCAATATCTCGATCTCGAAGCCATCCGGATCTTCGGCATAGAGCTCGTTGCCCTGCCGGATGCCGCGCCCGTCGCGTTGCTCAAGGTCGGACGGCCGCCACGGCGCATCGATGTGATGCAGCGCGACGAGGCGGTTTTGGACGTTGGTACCGGCGCCCATCTTCGGCGTCGAGCCGAACAGGAACCGGACCCGTCCGGACCTGACCTTTCCGAATAGCTCTTCCTTCTGCGCCTGCGTGTTGGCGTCATGGATGAAGGCAATCTCGGCAGGAGCAACACCGCGATCGATGAGCTTCTGGCGAAGATCGTCATAGACCGAGAACGGGCTCTGCAGGGCGAGGAACTCGTCCGGCGACATGTTGTCGAGCGCTTCCTGTGCTTTCTCGTCGCCGTCGTCCGCCTTCTGCATCAGTTCGCGCAGCCGGGCCTCCTCGGCGGCCTTGGCCTTCTTCGGGGTCGACAGGTCGATGAATACAAGCTGGATGCCGCGCTGGGCTTCCCACTTCTTGTGGATGCGGGCCATCTCGTCGGCGGCGCGATGCACCTTGGAGCCGGCATAGTCGCCATAGCCCGCATCGACGAGGCGCATGTCGAGCGCAGCCTTGCGCGCGTCCGACATGACCTTGAGCATGTTGTCGGCGCCCTTCTCCTGCTTCTTGGGCAGGTTCTCGGCGCGCCAGACGATCGAGCCCTGTGGGAACATGAGATTGCCGTCGTCGTCCGCCTCGCCGACGCCGATGTAGGAGGCCTGATCCGGAGAACGCTCCACGGTGATGTTGGTGGGCTTGCCGCCGCGCACCTTCGGGAGCGGCAACGTCTTGCCGATCGCGGCGAGCTGCGCCTTGATGTCGTCGTTGGTGATGACATCGGCGAAGCTCAGATAATGCTGCATCAGCTCGGGCACGTTCACGAACTTCGCGAAGCGGCTGTTGAGCTTGTACTGTCCCGACGGCGACAGCTCCCAATCCGTCACCACCTCGCCGAACACCTTCGCCCAAGCGTCAAAGTGCGAGATGCCGAGATCACGCAGCATGGGCTCGTCGAGGTAGCGCATGACCGTGAACATTTCGGCCATGGTGTTGCTCAACGGGGTACCGGTGAGGAACACGACGTTATTGCCGTTGGTGCGTTCCAGGATGAAACGGCTCTTCATGAACAGATCGGCGGCCTTTTGGCTGCCTGCCGCGTTGCCGAGCCCCGCGACGCGCTGCATAGAGGTGGAATAGGCGAGGTTCTTGAACTCGTGCATCTCGTCGACATAGAGCGCATCCACGCCGAGCTCGTCGAAGGTCAGCCCATCGTCCTTTTTGCCGGCGTCGAGCAGCCTTTCCATCTTGGACTTGAGATTGTCGCGCCACTTCGTGAGCTGGGCGACGTTGCGGCTTTTCTCGCCCGTGGCACGACGCAGAGACGAGATCGAGTCCTCAAGATCGTCCATCTGCGACTGAATGAACCGTGCCTCATACTCAGCATCCATGCCGATACGGCCGAAAGAAGAGTGCGCGACAATAACCGCGTCCCAGTCTCCGGTGGCGATGCGAGCGAACAGGCGCTTGCGGTTCTCCTTCTCGAAATCCTTCTCAGTCGTCGCCAGGACCTTGGCGCCCGGGTAGAGCTTGACGAAATCGGCGCCCCACTGTCCCACGAGGTGGTTGGGAACCACGAACATCGGCTTGCGGGCCTGTCCGATGCGTCGCTTTTCCATCGCCGATGCAATGGCGGCAAACGTCTTGCCGGCGCCCACGGTATGGTCGGCGAGCGCGGTACCGCTCTGCATCGTGCGCCAGATGAAGCTCTTCTGGTGCGGGCGCAACTCGATGATGTCGTCGCCCACCTTGCCCGGAAGGCTCAGATGCGCGCCGTCATAGCTGCGCAGGACATCCGTGTTGAAGGTGTCGTTGTAGATCCTGACGAGCTCGTCGCGGCGGGCGTCATTGTCCCACAGCCACTTTCGCCACTCCGCTTTGACGCGCTCGGCTTTCTCGTTGGCCGCGTCGGTGGCGCCCTGGTTGACCACAGTCTTGCCGTCGCTCGTGCGGTCGGAGATCGTGATGCTCTGGCTGTTCAGAACGGCGCTTAGGATGGTTCCAACCCCGGCACGATCGGTGCCCCACAGCGTGGCGGCGGGCGCGCTCGGCGACGGTACATCCACATCCCATTTGGCGTTGCCGCGGGAATAGAAGGCTTTCGGCCTGACGCTCGTCTCCGCGATGCGCTGGATGAAGTCCTCGATATGCTTCGCCGGTATCCACGGCGCGCCGGGCTTCACATCGATGTCGACTGCCTCGATGTCCGCCGGCTGCACGTCACGAAGAGCTGCGACGTTGCGCCGGAAATCGGGGTCCGATTCGGCGGCGCGTTCGGCCTCGGCGAGCTTCTTCTTGACGTTGCCGGACAGGTAGTGGTCGGACGTTTCGTAGTTTCCGGCCGGCGTCTTGTAGAGCAGCGGACCGAGCTCCTCGACGATCGCGTCCGCAGGTTTGCCGTAGAGCGCCGACATGGCGTCGAGGTTCACGCGGCCGAAGTCGTTCAAGACGGTGGCGAGTGCATCTTTCGCGCTCGACGCGCTGGTAGGGCGGCGGTAGGGCTGCTGCGTGCGCTTGGAGAAGATGGCGGCCTTCTCGGCACTGGCGGGCTTTACCTTCTCGCCGGTGCGCTGCGCCACGGTGGCGCTGATACCCTTGTCGTAGTTCTGCTCCAGCGCGCTGATCTGCGGCCAAGTCGGATCATCACGGAAGAGCCGCTTGTTGGCGTCCGCATTGATCGGGCCATGCTTTTTCGTGAAGCCGTCATAGAGCGTGTTGAGGCGAGCTCGCAGGTTCTCGATCTGCTGATCAGAGGCCTTCTCGTCGATCTGGGCACGGCGGAGCTTGGCGAAGGCGTCGCGGACGCGCACCATGCCGGCAACGCGGTCCTTCGACGTGTCATTCGGGAACGCCACAGCCTGCGATACGGGCTGGCCGAGATGGTCGGGCATGCGGATATGCACTGCGCCGTCGGGCGATGCGAACATTGCGCCGACCTGCACGTCCTGGACATTCTCGGGGAGGGTGACAGTTTCTGTCACCGTCTGCGCCCCGGGCTCGACCATGACATTTTCCGGCAGGGTCCGGATGGCCTTGGAGAGCAGTGCCGGAAGATCGTCACCGCTGCGGGCGACCAGCGCAGGATCATCGGGGCCGTACATCGTCCCATAGGCGCCGAAGTCACCGAGCATCATGTCGGGCTTGTCGATGAAGTATTGGTTGAGCGGGACAGCCTTGCCATCCTTGCCCTTCCACTCGCCGACCTTCGTCCATGACGTGTCAGGCTTGTCGCCCTCGAGTCGCTTGCGCAGGATTACGATGTCGGTGGTGACCTCGGTACCGGCGTTCTTGAGGAAGGCATTGTTCGGCAGGCGGATCGCGCCGACAAGGTCGGCCGTCTTGGCAATCTGCTCGCGGGCGGCCTCGTTGGAACCGTCGAGGAAGCGGTTTGTCACCACCATCGCCAGCACGCCGCCCGGTCGCAGTGTCTCGATCGACTTCGCGAAGAAGAAATTATGGATGGAGAGCTTGTTGAGGTGGCGGCGCTGCTTGTCGTAGAGCCTTTCCGAGCCGAACGGCGGGTTGCCGATCGCCAGATCGAAATAGTTGTCGGGCAAGGTCAGCTTCTCAAACCCGACTGGCGTCTGGATGTTGGCGCCGGGGTAGAGGTTCTTGGCGATGCCGCCGGTGACGCGATCGAGCTCAACACCAGTGATACGGGCGCCGTCGCGCAGCTCACCAGGCATGAGACCAAGGAAGTTGCCTGCGCCGACTGACGGTTCGAGCACCTGGCCGCCCTTAAAGCCAAGGCGACGGGCGATGTCCCATGCAGCCTTGACGATCTCTGCGGAGGTGTAGTGCGCGTTTCTGGTGGACGATTCGGCAGAGGCGTATTCAGCCGAATCGAGAAGCTCTTTTAGCTCCTTCGCTTCCTTCTCCCAGCCCTTCGCGACGCTACCGTCCTCGCGGTAGAAGGCGTTGCGCAGGCCGCCCCAGCCGACCCACTTGGCGAGCATGCTTTGCTCGTCCCGGGTCGCCGGGCGCTTCTCCTTGTCGAGTTTCCGCAACAGGGTGATGGCGGCGACGTTGCCCCGGAATTTCGCCTTCTGGCCGCCTTCGCCGAGATTGTCCTCGGCGGTGATGACATAGTCTGTCGGCCGCTGCTGCGCCGGCACGGCTGCTGATTGGACATCACGCAGCGTATCGGATATATTTTCAGTCGTTCGCGGCGAGGTGGACGCAGTATTCCGGTCCTTGCCCCACAAGTCGTCGAGACGGCGTGAACTTCTCTCGGTGCGCCGCGAACCCTTCTCAAAAGCAGTCAGCAGCCACGTCTTGGCGGTACCGTCATAGTCGAGACGCACGCCTGCGCGCCCGGTTTCGTCCTCAAGCTGGATGCGGCGCGTGGTGGAGCGATCGCGATCGACCTTGAGGCTTTCAAGAAAGCCCTGCAGGTCCTGCAATACCTCCGGATGCCAGGCGATGAGCTTGGCAAGGCCCTGACCATTGCTGGCGTTGGTGCCTTCGGCGCCCCAGACCAGATCGATAGGCCCGACTTCGGGGTGACTGAGCGCGCCAATGGCGTCACCGGTCTGCCGGCGCTCTAGCTCAAGCGCGGCTTCGCGCCAATTGCCTTCATAACCATGGAGGATCGGCCCGAACGGGCCTTCGGCTACCTGATCTCGACCGTTCTCGTCCCGCTGCTGGCGGCCTGCATCATTCTGTCGGCGGTCTCGCTGCGGGGCTGCGTCTGCGTCGTCCCCTCGCTCGGCAGCAGCAAGTAGGTCTCCCTGACCATCTGCCACGCCTCGTCCGCCTGAAACCCGCTCTCTTCGAGCTGGCTCACTTCGCGGTACGTCTGTTCCGCGGCTTCTTTCAGCGCCGGTTCGAGCATCCCGGCCTGTTTCAGCTCGCGATACCTGTTCGGCAGGTGCTGCTTCCAGTGCTCGCGACCCAGAGTGATCCAGTTCTGCAGGTTCATCGCTCGCGCTTCCTTCATCGACGGCAATGTCGGCGACATCAATTGCTCGACCTCGGCAGCGCTCGACATACCGTCGAATTGCGTGGCGCGGGGGTCGTACTTCACACCCATATACCACGATTTCAGGTACGGACGCACATCCTCGCCGAGATCGGACAACATCGCTTGGGCATAGGCGACGAAGGTACGGGCACCCTTCTCGATATGGTAGCCGGCGAGGGTGACACCTGCCTGCAGAATTTCCGGATCGATGCCGCTGTTGAGCGTGCTACCGGACAGCTTGCGACGCAGCAGGGCGCGGGCCTTTTCTGCAGCATCTTCCGTGAACACGGTGTTTGCCGTGACCGGGAGCTTCGGCTTGGCAGACGCGGCCGTGCGCTTGGCTGGCTTTGGCGCCGCTCCGCTGAGTGCCTCGTCGATCGCCGCCATGCCCTTTTCAGGCTCAAGGGTGACGCCGGGCTCCATGTCGCGATGGAAGAAGGGTTCGACCTTCGCCCATTCCTCTTCGGAGAGCGCCTGCAGCCGTTCAGCCAGTTCAAGCTTACCCTCGATGAGGGTGTTGCCGCCGGTCTCTGCCCACGACTCGAGTCCTTGGCGCAGGCTAATGATGGTGGTGGTGTAATCGCGACGCGGCGTTACCGTTGTGGCCGGTGCGGCTCCCTGCATCTGGCGCAGCACACCAGCGCGGTCGCTCTCGCTCTTGAGCCCGTTGGCGACGTTGGCCGCCCACTTCCTTTTCATCGGGTGGCTATCGGGAACGCGGGTAAGCGCCTTCTCTGCCTCAACTTCCCACGCAGCCGGCGTGTCGACACTTTCAAGCAGATAGCGGCCGAACACGGCTTCCGCGTTGGTGGCGCGGATTTCCCGCCCCTTGCCTTCGCGTGCGGCGACATAACCCATCAGGTAATCGTCGATAGGGTTGTGGCCGTCGCTGCGGTACTTCGTGCCGTCTACAGGCCTGCGCTGAGGTTCAAGCCCGGCCTTTGCGTCACGCCATCCCTTGGCCATCTGATAGGCAACGGGGCTATCGGGATGCGGCGATGCGAACTTCTCCGCCGAAGTGCCGTTCCATGCTGCCTTCCATTCCTTGGAGCGGAACAGAGCGCGCGGACCTGTTTCGGGCTCGGCTGCCGGCTCACGCATATTTTCGCGCATAATTTGCGAGGGTTTTTGCTGCGCGTCCGGCTTTACCGTCTTTGTTTTCTCGCGGATCTCGAACCGCTTGCCGTTCGCGACCACCTCATGCGTGGCGCCGAGCTTCTCCTTGGCGATGTGCGCCTCGGCCTTATCGCGGGCACCGAACCACTTCGGCGCGAAGGGCTCTGTCGTCTTGCCCGAACCCAGCCACACTTTGAACTCGCCCAACGTCGTCGGACTGATGGCGCCGAGCCCCTTCCAGCCGCTGGTGTAGTTGTCGAGGTAGGCGGCGCGCGCTTCGTCCTCGCTGGCGTAGCCGGCCATTACCTTGTGCTCGTCGAAGCGGCCACGTGCGGGGTCACGCTGATCGACGACAAAGATCGGGGCGGAATCGTCGAGCACCTCGGTACCGGGCTTCACGAAGATGTCGATATGGTCCTTGTCGCGACCGACCGTGCCTCGAATGTAGCCATAATGGCTCTTCATCTTGACGGACCACGGCTTGCCGGATGGGCTCGTGCCTTTGCGCTCGGAGCCAGCCGGGTTCTCGATCGAGATATCCAACCCGCCAAGGCGGATGCGGCCGACCTTGTAGTTGCCGGCTTCCTTCTGTGCCTGAGTGGGCTCGGGCAGGGCGTTAGACGGCGAAGTCGCGGCTTCGTGAGCCGCGTCATCGACTGCTGCGACTGGTGCCGGATCGGTGGAAGCTACATCGCTTGCGCGTTCGGCGCCGGACATCTCCGTAATCGGATTGCCAGCATGCATGCGGGAGTAGGCCTCGTAGCCCGGAACATCGTCGGCCTTGTCCCAAAGCTCCAACGGATACCGCCCAACAGCGGGCTCGGCATGGATGGGGATGTCTCGGCTGTCGTCTGTCGTTCCCCAGCCGTTGCCGGCCTTGTTCCACGTCACGAGCGTGGCCTTACCATCCTTGATGGCAACGCGGGCGCCCTTCGGACCGAGACCACTGAGGCCTGCCGCGCTCAACATGGCGGCGTTAGCATCGACATAGACCGTTTTGGCGGTTCGCGGCTTCCGCCCGCTGTCGCCCTCGTGGCCCGGATCGTTGCGGGCCGCCTTGTCGCGCGTCGTGGTGCCATCGGCATGCACCTGGTAGACGCTGCCCTTCGCGGTTTTAAAGGTCTGGGCAGGCGCCGAAACCTGCTCTGCAGTTCCCGCGCCGCGCTCCGCATCTCTGACCGCGACCAGCTTCTTCTGGATGTTGGGCGTGAGACTGCCCCACATCACGCGCTCATTGCGCTTGACGCCAGCCTGTTCGAGCACGCGCTTGCGAGCCGGAGCAGTGAGCTCAACGTCCCACCACTGGCCGGCCTCGTCCTTCGCTGCGACCGATTCCGGCTCCTGCTTTGAGCGTGCCGCCTGGCGCTGCTTGAGCAAGCGCTCGTTGACCGAATGCATCTTCACCGGCAGCGTCGATTTCGCTTCCTTAGCAGCGCGCTCGACGCGGTACCGATAGTCATCCGCCATGCTGGCGAGGTCCTCGACGGACACGCCGAACTCGTCAGCCAGACGCTTGCGCTCTGCCGGCATAACCTTCGACATATCGACCTGAGACGTGCCGCCAAGCTTCTTGGCAATGACCTGCTCGCGGGCGAGGTCGTAGAGATGCGCGTGCTTCTCGTCCGGCAGCACTACGGTGCGCTCACCAAGACGGCGGCTGTTCGGGCCTGCATCGCCGGGCTCGCGCTCGATCGGCGGATTGCGTTCCAGCTCCTGCTGCTCGACCTGATCTGGCGTCAGGCCGCTGACCGAGAGGTTTTCGACCGGCACCTGATAGGGCTTGCCCTCGTCGGTGACGACAACGGCCTCGGTACCGTCCTCAACATAGGTCTCGATGCGCGCCGGGAACCGGTCGCCATTCTCCCCCTCGACGATGACACGGCCGCCTGGCTGCGGGCGCGTCGGGCGCATCTCGGTAACCGGCTTCTGCTCTTTCGCAGGCGGGATTTCCGTCGTGATCTCAGATGCACGGGGCTCAAGCGGCCTCAAGGCCTCGTCGCTCGATTCCTCGGGCAGAACGTCCTGCACGGGAGGCTCTGCCTGCTTCTGGCGCAACGCCGCCGCCTGAGCCGGGATCGAGTCCGCCGTCTTCGTCACATTGCCGATCGGCACCTGGTAGAGTTCGCCGGTACCGCTGTCGAAAACGATGGCCTCATCGCCTTCGTACGCCTCGATGCGCCCAAGGATCGGCTCCAATCCCTCGGCGTCCACACGCACAGTCGCGCCAACTTCTGGGCGATCATCTGCAGGCGTGGAAGCTGCTGTGGGCTGTGCCGTCGTGACATCAGGCAGGGTGGATACGGCGCGATCTTCGGCGCGCTGCTGGCCATGCTGGACGGCGCGGCCCAACGGTCCGGACGGGCGAGGGGCGTCCTGCGTAGCGGCGGCAGCCGGGTCCGCATCGATCCCGGCCGGTGCACTCTGGCGACGCGATGCTGCGCCACCAACACCACCCATGCCGCCGCCCATCACGCCGCCGGTCGCGACACCGGCCGCTGCGGCTTCCTCGACGCCTTCGGTCAGCGATTGCGAAGGGTCGACGCGCTGGATAGCTGCGTTGTCGGAAATCGTCTGCGCAACGCCCTGCGGCAATTCTTCGAAGACGCCCTCTGCAACGGCTCCGCGTGTGGTACCAGCCAGCACGCGCCGAGCGACGCCACCGCCGACACCATCGGCGATGATGCGGGCCAAGGCACGGTCGCCCAAGCCGCCGAACATGCCTGTAGCGACGCCGGAGATCAGGAAGGCCTGCGATGCTGCATCCTCCGTCAGAGCCTTGATGGCGTCGCCCTCGGCCATGCCGCCCTCGACCAGGATACGGACGGCTTCCGATTGGGCCAGCTGCTCGCGCGGGATCTGCGCAATGCGCTCCCGAACGTTGCGGGTCGAATCGGCGCCGCCGAGCAGGCCCTCGGAAACTGCGCCTGCGACCGTGGCGACCTTCGCTGCCGCTGCCGCTGCGACGCGCTGCTCTACTCCAGCGGCGATCATGCTCAGATACTTGCCGCGAGCGAGGATGCCGCCCGGAAGCATGGTGATGACAGTGCCCGGGGCCGATTCCCCGACGCCACGGAGATAGCTGCGCGGATCGCGCCACGCCGGGCCAAACCAGCCGTTCTCGGTGTCCCACCAATTCTTGGCGTCGGCCGCCTGCTGCTCGGGAGTGACGGAAGCACGGGCGCGGTCCTGCGCCGTATCCATCTTGCTGTCGAACGTCTCGCCCAGTGCCCAACGGTCGATGGCGTCGGACGCTTCGAGGAACTTCTCGCCGCCCGGTAACTTGCGGAAAACGGTATCGGCAAGCGATGTGATTGACTGGCCCAATCCGACCACGCCGGATTTCAGGATGCGTCCGGTGTCGCCCATGACGCCAGACGAGCGGTTTTCCTCTTCCCACTTCTTCTGCCACGCCGGCAGTTCGCTCTCGTCGATCGCTTGGTAGCGACCGGCGCGGTCGGCGTTCAACTCCTGCTGACGCGCTGCGACGGCCTGATTGTCCGTGCCGGTCCTTGCGGCAATGCGCTGCTGCTCGGCTGCTGCTTGTTCTTGCGCCTGGCGCTGCAGGCCTGCCTCGCGGAGCTGCCCGGCCTGCGCCATCAGGCCCGGGTTATCCGACGTGAAATTCTCGTCGATGACGATGCCCCCGCCAGCGCCAGCGCCGCCGGCCGCACTGCGCGTTTTTGCGGCGGCGACGGCTTCTTGTTCGCTGTCGAAACGGGGGAACTTCTGCCCGTTCTGCTCTTCAAAGCGTTGCATCGATCCCAGGATGCCCGCCTCGTCATCTGCATTGAACTGCTTCGGGCCGTCCTTCCCCATCCAGAGCGAGGGAACATTGACCCACTTACCGTCCGGCAACTGCCATGTCGTGCTGATCTCGGTCGAATAGCTGCCGTCGCTGTTGGGACGGCGCTCTTCTGCATTGAATGGTCGCAGTCCGCCGTCCTCGTCGTGAGAATGGCCGCCACGCGCGCCCGCGGTCTCGATATGCCAAGGTTCGTGGCCCATCGGGAAAGACAGACCATAACGGCTGGCGTTGGCATGCACCCACTCGCGCACTTCCTTCGGCGCGCCGGAGAAGTTGCCGCCGTTCCATCCGAGATCGGCCGCATCCCCGTGCTGGTGACGCGAACCACCAGGAGCGCCGATGTTCTTCGACATCCCCGATGCCTTGAACTGGGGGCGCCAACGCCTGCCGGCCTCTTCGGGCCCGTATTCGGCAACGTCGGCGAGCCAAGCCTTACGATCGAGACCGTACTTCTTGGCATTCTCGGCGATGATCTGCGCCTGACGCTCTGGGCTTCGCGCTCCGGACAAGATGTCGAGCCCGCTCTTCACTTGATCCGGGGCCTCGTTGAACATGGCAGTAAGGCCGGTTTGCAGTTCCGGCTTCATGCTCTCGATGTAGGACGATGGCTTGCCTGCCTGTAGCTTGCTCAACAGGAATGAGCTGTCTGCCGGCGGCGGCTCACGGCCGAGCAAGGCGTCAAATGGCTCTTCGGCCTCGCTGCGCCTCGGCTCGTCGCCGGTGAGGCCGAGTGCCTTGGTCTCCGCCTCGGGCCGGGCCGCCCCGGGCTTGGAATTGTAGAACAGGTGATTGCCGACGCGCGTCGTGCGCGGCATCTTCGAGGCCCAATCGGGCGAAACGCTGGTAGCGTGGTAGTGGTCAGCGCCCCCGGTCGTGTCGGGACGCTCGCCAGAGAACACGCTGGCGACAACGGCCTCTGCGCGGCGCCGCATCTCCGGATCCTGCATGGCCTGCCTAGCGGCATCGCCCGGCTTCCTGTAGCCGGTGAACTGGTCGGGCTCTCGCACCACCTCGGCCGCGCTCTTACCGCGCACACCAGCACGGTTCTTGATGACGCTGGCAACGGCAGCCATGCCCTCGTCGCCTTCGCCGGCAGCCTCGGCGATCACGGTGTCGACGATGTCGCTCCAATCGCGGGGCGAGGCAGCGGGAGAGCTTTTCGTCTCCGTTGCGCTCGTGCCATCCAGCCCGAAACCGGACTTGGCGTTGCTGGAAAGGTTGAGGGGGTTGCTCCACTCGACATCACTGTCGAGGCCAATAACGATAGGCATGCGTGCGGGCTCCATCCAGAGACCGCACTCATGCGCGGAACGACACTGCCGTTATAATTCGAGTGTGGGCAAAAACAAAGCCCGCCGACCGGTTTGGTGGCGGGCTTTGTGACGGGCCTTATGCTTTTGATGATCTGGCTCTACGAGCTGTTCGGCGCATGGCGGGCAGCCGCCTCGATCATCGCCACTGACGCGCCTTTGATAACGTCAGATGCACGCGAGGCTCACTGACACCGTCAATCTTCGACCTGCGGTTCTGCAGGCTTCTGGTACGTTACCATCTCGGACGTGATCGTGAAGGTCACGCGCTGCATCTGCTCGCCGTCGCCAATGCCGAACCGTCCCGCAGTGGCGTCTTTGTCAATGAAGTTGCAGAACATCGTCTGCATGTTCTGCTCGATGAAGCTGTCGTCCTGCGAAGCAGGAATGAAAATTTCGACCTGACGGGCCATGGTTGCTGTCCTTCTGAGTTAGTTGTTGAGAACCGGTACCGGCGTAAGCGACACCAACTGGCACCGCTCCTTGAACCGGTCGAAAGCCTTGTAGAAGGCGTCCTTGTCGCTGTAGTGAACAGTACACTTCCGTCCGTCCATCAAGGTCACGACGACGCCATCGCCATAGTCATCGACATGGCCGACGAAGGCAAAGCTGAACTCCCGGAAGCTATCGTACCGGAAGAACATGGTCATCGTCCCGGTGCGTGGTTGCCGGCTCCGCGCGCAACTCCGGCCACTGGCGGAGAACGCTTGCGATGAACGCCCGAGCCGCTTCATCGGCGTTGTCCGTGTAACGCTCGCCGAATTTTATGGAGCCGTCGACGCCGAACGTAACAATGCGGTCCTCGATCCCGCCGCCAAACGTAATGTGCGAGGGGCCGATTTTAGTGGCGAGGGTGAGTTGGGTGCAGCTATCTGTCATTTCTCACATCGCCCCTGCTGCTTTGCGCAGCGCGTTGCCGACGGCGATGAGAAACTTGTAGAAACGTCTCATGCTTCTCCCCTTCTACGCTCGATACGCCTGCGCTGCCGCCAAGGCATCACAGGCTTCCAATCCTTCGGTGACGATGACTCGAGCGCACATCGGGCAAAACTCGCCGTCACAGCACGTCTCCCAGTCACCGCGGCAAATGGTGAGCGTTGAGCCGATAGTGGCTATATCGATTGCGGCTTGCACGGCCGCCTCGCGGCAATCGTAGAGGTCCACATCGATGTAGTCCGGATCGGCCATGTTCACCTCATCAGGTCTCGTTTGCTGACAAAGCAATAGAAGCGTTGCCAGCGGAATGCAGACATCCATGGGTCGGGATTAAGCACCCGCCCGACGGAAAGGCGGAGCCCGATTCGGTCGGTTTGGAAGTCGGGGCCGATGCAGAAGGCGAGCCATGGGGTGTAGAATGATACCCACGGCGCCCAATGCCAGCGGCTCCGCCCTGTCCATGAGACCGAGTCGAACTCGCGCACTCACGCCTCCCTGTCGACCGGTGACAGGTCAGGGACCGGCACAAGCCGTATCGGTCCCAGTTCGGTCTCGAAGCCGAGGCTGACGCATCGGCCCGATTTCTCGATGACGTGGATCGTGCCCACGCCTTCGATGTTGACTGCCTGTCCCATTTTGACAGTGAGGCGGAGCATGTCGGTCCTTCCTATTGAGCCAGGTAGCGTTCGCGCTTGTCGTCAGGCATCTTGCCGAGCTCGCGCTCGTAAGCCTCAACGTCTTTGTTCGCCAAGCGATCGAGATAGGCGAACTCGCCGCCGTCCTCGGCATCGGTGATGTCGGCCGACGGCACATTGGCAAGCGTCGGCGGGATTTCGCGCTTCTGCGTCGTCTTGTTGGCCGGCGTCTTGTTCGTCGGGTCCTTCTTGCCGCCAGCGGAATCGCCCAGCGCCTCCCGGAGCTGCGACGTGATCGTCTCATGCGCCTTGCGGAGATGCTTCGGGTTCAGCGGGTCGAGGGACGCGCTCTGCAGTTTGCGCACCTCGGCGTCCAGCATGTCGAAGAGCACTGTGCCCTTCTTGTACTGGGCGTGATCCTTGAAGAACGTGGGGACCGTGACCGTCTTGTAGGTCTCGATGGCGATGTTCTTGACGACGGTGGCGGAGGTCCGCTGATCCTTCAAATCGTCAAGGGCCTGCTCGATCGGCTTGAGCTTCTCGCGCATCTCCTTCGCCTGCAGCTCGCCGTCGTCGAACTGCTCTGCGATGCGGTCCCGCTCTTCTTCGAGACCCTTGATCTTGTCGTTGATGTCGGCCGGCAGGATCCACGTTGCCGGGCGCTCCTGCTCTTCATCTGCGCCGCCCTGATCATCGGCATCGCCCGTGTCTGTGGTGTCCGAGCCTGCAGCGTTTGCGTTTGCTGCCGCAGCAGCAGCAGCGGCGGCGGCAGCAGCGGCCTGATCGTCGTCGCTGCCGGTTTCTGCATTGTCGCCCGTATCTCCGGTGGCATCATCTGCCTTTCCGTCGTCGCCAGCGCCGTCGCCGTTGACCTCAGCGCCTTCGTCACCTTCGGCGCCGTCGTCTTCCAGTCCCTCGTCAACGATGTCCGTGTCGAGCAGGCCTGCACGCTCTTCTTCGGTCAGCATTTCGAGATCAATGTCGCTGTGCGTCTTGCCAGCCATGGGTGCTTCCTTTCTGGTTTAACCAAGTCCGATCGCGCCGGCGGATTGCGCCGGCTGCTGCGGTTGCTGTTGCTGCGGTTGCTGTTGTGCCTGGTCGGCCTGTGCTGCTGCAGCCTGCTCGGCCGCCGCGCGCATGGTTTCCTCGCCCTCGGTGCGGGAGACGAACCCGGCTTCGTGCAGGATCACGTCGGCGATGTCGGCGAGCGTGGGGACGGCGATCGCCGTACCGGCTGCTTCCAGCGCCGACTTCTGCGCACCGACGTTGGTGGCTGTGATCTGCGAGCGGATCTGCAAGGCCTGCGCCTGCGTCTTCTGCGCATCGGCTTCCTTCTTGCCGATGTCGGCTTCTGCTGCGCGCAGCATCATCTGCTGCTGTTTGGCCTCGGCCTCCTTCTTGGCGGCTTCCTCGGGGTTTTCTTCGGCCTGATCCGGGTCGCTCATGCCCGTGACCTTGCGGATACGCTTCACGAGCTCGTCGCGCTGTGGAATATCCATGGCCTCAATAATGAGATCGAGCATGGCGATGGCGATCTGGGGGTTGACCGGAGCCAGCTTGCCCAGCAGCTCCATCAGGGATTCGACCTGCGCCTGGCGAACAGTGGCGCGCCAGTCTTCCTCGGAAATGACATAGTCAGCTTTCGTGCGGACGATGTCGTTCTCGGGCAGCCCGTCGTTGACCGCGACATACTCCGGTGTGCCGCGCTTGTTGGTGATGCGGAACTTCTTTTCCTCGGACATGAACTGCTCCATGTTCGCGAGGGTCTTTTCGCCGCGCACTTGCTGCGCATAACGGTGATTATCGAAGAGCCCGGCTGTGGCGAGTGAGCCCTGCTCCTGACGTGCAATGATGGCCTTGCCCGATACGGCGTTGGTAGTGCGGCCAAGGTTCTCATCCGTCACGCCGCCGACCTGCTGCAGCATACTGATGTTGCGCGACATCAGCTCCAGGTGCCACTGTCCTAATTCGCGATCGGTGTCGATCTTGAACTCTTTGCCCTGCTGCTTGACGATGATGGCATCGGGGCGGGCGATTTCTTCCGCCAGCTCGTTGATGTCTTCCACCGCGCCATCGTCCATAATGACTTTGTTGGACGAGAGGATATGCAGCGCCTTAGATGCGCGCTTGTTGATGTCGCTCTGGATGTCGCGGATGTTGCGGATCATGCCGTAGGGCATGCCGTCGCGCCCGCGGCGCTTGTTCCAGATCGGAGTGAAAGGATACCGATTATGGCGGTAGGGCGACGGCGACAGCCATAGGAGACCGGCTGAGGTGAATAGGGCGACGTACATGCGCATCGAGACTTTCTCGATGATTTCGCCGTCACCTTCCTCGATCGCGACCTTGTGCCCGCGCGATAGCGGGTCATAGATTTCCCCGGCGAAGGTGCCGCCGGAGATGCGAGATGTCTTGTCCGGTATCCGGAACCAACATTCGATGATGCGGATGCGCTGGCGCTGGTAGCCAGTGACATCATCCGATGCGAGGCCCGTGGAGCGCTGGCCGGTGTTTTCGAGCTCCGGCTCATCCATTGCCTCGTCGCCGTAGGCATCGAGCGATATAAAGCTATCGCCCTCGTCGATGCTGCGCTCAATCAGCGCCTTCCGCTTGGGGAACATCGCGCAACCAATGTCGGCGTCGACCCACTTGGAGCGAAACATGTAGCGTCCGTCGTCGAGGTCCAGCTCGGTCGCCGTGCTGTCCCAAAGCATGTTGCGCCAGGACTCGTAGCGCGCATAAAGCGGTTCGCCCTCGTCATCGCCCTGATAGCCGTCTTCCATCCAGCCGACGCCAACCTTGGCCGAATCCGCGAATGAGCGGCTGACGTGAAACTCTGTTTTGTTCACGTCAGCGAGGTATTTGAGCAGCTCGCTCTTCCTCCCCGCCGGCTTGTCGTCTTCCTTGCGCCGCGGCAGGATCTTGAAATCGGTACGGCTGCGCTTCTCTGTGCCGATTACCCAGTCAACCGTGGTTGCGGTGACGTTGAACACGAGCGGCACCTGTCCTCGATCTCTGAGCGTCTGAGCGTCTTCCTCGGTCCACTGGATGTTGTCGTAAAAGTCCTCATCAATCGCCTGCTCTCGGCGATTGTCGTACTGCCGGTCGAGCTCTCTCGTGTAGAAGCCAAGCAGCCTTTGATGAAGGCGCACGTTCTTGTTGCTATCGAGCGCATTGCCGCGCACAGCGCGGGATGGAGCCGGGGTCTCCGGGATGGGCGACTGGTAGCGCTTCTTGCGCACGCTACCATCTGTGGCGTTCAGGTCGAACATCCTATTCCTTTACGACTGCCTCTGTGACCTTGCCCGTGAGGGCGTCGATCATGGTGACCTCTGCGACGGTCTCTTCGTCGCTGTTCTGATAAGGGGGGATCGACAGGAGGTCGCCGAGGTGGTCCGCAATGAACATCGCAAGCCGCATGACGGTGCGTTTGTCATAGGCGCTCAGACCGAGCGATGTAGCGAACTGGAAAGCAGTCGCGGCAGCTTGAGCGGGATCGCCGACTTCCTCTGACCAAATCCACGCGCGATCTATCGTGATCACGCAAGGGATCAGCCTGTCGTCATATTCCCTGTCCGCCGGAATAAGAACCATGCACGGGCGAAAGCGACCTTCCACCCGTAACCAGGTGCCAATAGCGGTAACTCCGAGACGGCGAAAAGTCCATACGCGCTTATTGAGATCGAGATCTGGGCTCATGTTTTTCTCCAATGTTGAGGGGTTAGGCGGCCATGCCGGAGCGGTTGCGGCGCACGGGGCGCGTCAACATTCCGCCGACCGACACGAGACGGCGGACTTCCTCGCGGTACTGCGCCTTCTGGCGAAGCGCGTCGGCGCCGTGCTGGTGACCGTTCTTGTGGGGCGTTTCGGACCAGACGCCCATGTTGTCGTTCCACTTCTTGCGGTAGTTATCGAGGTGCAGGATGCCTTGGGCGCACTTCTCCTCGTCGAACACGTAGTTGCCGAAATCCTCTTTCAGCGCCGGAATGCCGATCGCCATCAGGTCGGGAGTGCGCGGCACAATGTGGATGTTCTTGAGCCCAAGCCCTTGCAGCATGTCTTTGGGCGTCTCGATCACGAGGGCACCGGGGCGGCGCTGGTCGCCGTCGTGCGGGAGGAAGTGGTGGCCGAACACGTATCCGGTGCGCTGGAACTGAGCCATGACAAAGGAATACGGCTCGCTGCTGCACTCGAAGTAGTCGATGAAGTGATCGACGAGGCCGACCGCCTGGTGAAACCAGATGGCGATATCGTCATCAACACCTAGATCCCAGAAGGTGTTGACCGGCAGCTCCGGGCGATAGGGCACGCGCGTGATGCGGTTCTGCGAGCGGGCGATTGACATCTGCTTGGCGAGGATGACGCCCTCTACCGAGACCTTGAACGCCTCGCGGACTGTGGAAGGATATTCCTGCCACATCTTCTCGTCCTCGTCGGCAAAGTCGCTCCGACGGGTCGAGACATACCAGGCGCGCTTGGCCTCTGAAATCGGGCGGCCGATCTCCCGCTCCAGCTCGTCGAAATACTTGTGGTCCTTCGGCTCGATGATGACGCCGTGCGGGTCCATGGCGTATTCGTCGGCGTCCCACCAGCTCGCGAAATGCAGGCGATACTGCAGGCGGTTCAGCCTCTTACCAGCCTCGGCAAGCGCCAGCGCCTCCATGACCATGTTGTAGTAGGCGCCGTCTCGACCCTTGGCCGTCGATTCGATGAAGATCATGCCCTGCGCAGCCGCAGCGAGTGAGCCGGTGACGATCTTCTCCGCCTTCGTCGGGCTTTCGAAGCAGATGATGCCGAACTCAGAGATGTGCAGCCAATTCAACGTGTCGCCGCGCGCGGACGTTGATACTTGGATCGATGATCCGTTGGCGAAGATCTTCTCTTCGACGTTGTCGGTGACGATCGGCACCTTCTGGCGCAGCCACGGCGGCAACCGATCATAGGCGAACTCGATCTTGTTGCGCATGATCTTGGACGCGGTAACCCGGTCCTGCGCGATGATTGCCGCCCTCTGGTTCTCATTGAAGAGGCAGGCATCCAGGATGATGATCTGGATCAGTGTCGAGAAGCCGCGCTGGCGAGCCTTCGGAACGATGTTCCGGTGCCACATCCGGCGAAGCAGCTTGCGCTGCGGCTCGTTGGGCTTGAACAGGACTGTGTCACCGTTCTTGTCGAGGATGTAGTACAGGTTCTCGATGCGCCACATCGGGTCGGCGAATTTCGCCTTCAACTCGTCGGCAGAGAACCCGGCCAAATGCTCGTACATCAGCCGTCGTCCTCGTCGACCACGGGGAGCGTCCCGCCTGGCGCCACGTCAGCACCAGCCTCCGGATCGTCCTCGACAGGGCGGAAGGTGTTGTTCTTCGATTTCGCAAGCTCGCGTAGCCAGCCACCGAGCGCGCCCTCTTCCTCGACATCGTGCTTGATGTGCCGCACGTCGCGCCATGTGCCCGGCCTGCGGTTCTGCAGCCACCACATGGCGGCCTTGGTGTCCGGCGGCACGTGCTCGATGATCTCGGCACGGTGCACCTCGCCCTCGATGACGACGATCTTCTCCGAATCGAACGAATAGCCGGTGGCACGCTTGTAGAGGCTGTCCTCGACCTTCTTGTCGGCCGCTTCCTTGCCGATCTCCAGCGCCTCACGGAACTCGGGATATTCGAGCTTCCAGCGGTGAATGGTGCGGATGCTCACCTCGAAAGCCTGCGCAATCTCCAAGTCCGTCGCGCCGAGCGTGGCGAGGGTGTTGGCGATCGTGATGTTGCGATCATCCCAGCTCGTCGGCCGTCCACCGTAGTTGCGCGGGTCTGGCCGGAACGCGGCGCCGAAATCCGGGTGCTCCTCCTTCCACCATTCCAGCGTCTCGACATCGATGCCGAAGGAATCGGCGATGTCCTTGTCCGACACCTTCGACAGGAACATCAGCCGAGCGATGCCGACGAAGCGCTTCTCGAACTTCACCGGCTTCGGTGCTGGCTCCCGCTCGACTGCCGCCTTGCGTGCGGTCCGGGGCTTGGCGGGTGCCTTCTTGACCTTCGCCTTAACGTTGCTGCCCTGCTTAGTTGCACCCTTCGGCGCTGCAGCAGTCTTGCCGGCTTTCGCTGCCGATTTCTGCTTTAGGGGTGACAAAACCTCACCGGCCTTCGCCTTCGTCTGGCGCTTCGTCGTCGCCTTTGGGGTCTGCTTGCGTGCCGCCATCAGTGTCTCCGCTTCTGGGAAGCAGCGATTGCAACACTGAGCGCACCACGCCCGATGGAGCCACGATCGAGCGCGGCGAGAAGCCTCTGGTGGTTTTCGATCGGCACTACCGTGTCGTCATGTCGCCCGATGTGGTTGTGGTCCGGTTCGCTGGGGCCATCCGCCGGATCAGGGCGATCCTCCTCAACACCACTACTCAACCTCTCAGTAGGTTTTATTCTATCTGGTACTGGTACTGGTATTGATGAACGATCGTTGATCGAGCGTTGCTTGCTTCCATTGATTTTATTAACGAAATCGCGACTTTCGGTGCGCTTTTCCTCGCGTTTCATCACGCTTTCACGCGCTTTTTGAGAGATTTTCACGGAGTTTTCTATTTCCGCCTCGCAGCGGTGATTGCTGATCTGCCCCCGCGTTGTGATGTAAATCTTCTGCAGGTCGAGCAACTCAGAGATGAGCGCGCGAGCCTTCCGGATTGAGCAGTTAAGCTCGCCTGCGATCCAGCGTTCGTTGAAGTCGATCGGGCCGCATGCGTCATAGATCAGGTCGAGGATCGTCGTGTACGCGCCTCGCTGTTCGAGTGTGAGCCGGCGATAGCCTTGCAGCGCGTCACCGTGATAGCGGCGATGGTAGGGCATGGTTCTACGGCTCATGCGGTCCCTCCTGGGAGCGGTAGCTGTTGCGTCATGCGGCAACCTCACGAACTTCCGCGATGCACTCGTGCCCGAGGTCCGCTTGCCAGCGGATGGACATGCTTTCGCAGAGGTTGTCGTTCTTGATGACTTTGTAGTGCTGCAGGCAGTCGAGCACCGGCTTGATGCGGTTATCGACGTCCATCAAGCCGTGCGGCCTTTCCATCGCGATCACGATGTCGAACGGCCTCGAAATCGGCGCTGGGGGCGGCTTAATGAAGTAGCCGGCATCGGTCCGCCACTTTTTGTATGTCTTGGACAAGCGGCGGGTCTGGGCCCAGCCCTCGTAGAGGTCCCAAACCGAAGGCGGCATTGGTAAGGGGACGCGTAGCCACGGGCGCTCGTCGTGGCGAGCAATCCGAAGCCCGGTACCTGCCAACAACGCGTGCCAAACGCTAACGACAGCGGCGCGGGCCTGTTCCTCGCAGGTGGCCGTCCCTCGCTCGGGAAAGCCCCTCTGCGAGAGCCACGCCCACCATTGCCACGGCTCGCCCGCTCTCGTCGGCGGCGCGACGTAGCCGACGCGCACTGTGCCAACGGTAGCGATGCGCCAATCCGCAAGGTAAGAGGGGTCGCTCCATGCGATCACGCCACGGCACCCCCAACCATTTGCTCGATGTCGACGAGCTCGGCGGGAATGTTACCTCGCTGGTCGATTGATAGAGCAATGGCGATCGGCTGCACCCAAATCGGCTGATTAGACAGCATGAACGTCTCGCCGGTCATGGCGAGCAGCAGTGTGGTTCCCATAACGTCGGCGATCGCAGTCGCCGCATCCGGAGGTACCGCGTTCCCGATGCGCTCTCGCCAAGCGGAATCGGACTGGCCGTCGAGGGTGAATATCTCGTCTGGATCAACGAGGCTCTGCAACGCCGCTAACTCGAGAGTGGTGAACGGACGATGCCACGTGCCATCAAGCGCACGGATTACGGCAACGAGCCTATCAGCAGGGGCCGGGAGCGCTTCGCACTCGTCGCCAATGCCGCCGCGGGGATCAGCAACAGACCATGGGCCGCGATCGTACTTGCCGAACGACGGCACTGCGCCGGAGTGATCGGCCCAACGCTTAACACCATAGTGCCCGCCGGTCTGATAGTGCTCACGGTTCTCGTTGAGACCTACAGGGCGCGGGTCGGCAACGCTGAGTGCGCCGCCTGCCACGTGCCGGGCGCCGGTGACAGACTTAGAGCGACTTCCCCATTCCGTAACAGCAAGCACGTTCTGGTGCGTCGTATCGCGGTATCCTGGTCGCGGGTCCGCAACAGCGCCAGCGCCAGACAGGAAGCGAGCACCCGTCACCGAATCGGCGGTGTCGTCCCATTCTTTCACCTTGAGCTTGCCCGGGTGCGCTTCCGGTCCCCACGGCAAATTGGGGTCAGCAACGGCAAAGGCACCATTGCCAGTCGTGCTTGCCGCAATGACCGTGCCGGCAGCCTCGCTGTAGGCCGTGACGCGATACTTCGTCTGCTTATAGTCATCGCGCGGCGCCGGGCGCGGATCTGCAACAGCAAGGCCATTCGCCGGGCCACCAGGACCGGCAACCGCTGGCGAGGCATCATCCCATCGGACGATGCGGTAGACGTTGTTGAAGCGTGGGCGCTCTCCCATGCGCGGATCGGCAACGGAGAACGTGCCTTGGCCGGGTGACTTCACGTTGATCACAGCACCGCTAGGCTCTTCCCATTCGCGGACGCCGTATTGCTGGTATTCGAGGCTGCCGGCCGGCCCGCGAGGATCTGCGACCGAGAACGACCCAGCGGCGGGGCGACCATTGGCGGTCACTGCGCCGGCGGTCTCGTCCCATGCCTTGACGCCATGTGCACAGTTTCTCAACCCGCCAAATTCACGCGGGTCGGCAACGGAGAACCGGCCGGTAGTGGGGCCTGCATTGCCGGTAACGGTTCGCGAGGTGTCATCCCACGGCAGGACGCCGAGAATGTCGTCTCGCCATCCGCCAGCGGGCATAATGCCAAAGTCCCGCAGGTTGCCGTCCTCGACGGCGAGCTTGTTGAGCGAGCGCCAATCCGAGCCAGCCTCGACGAAGGCAAGGCGCACCCACGTCTTCCACTGCAGCGAAGGAACACGATGTAGGGGGCCGCCTGCAGGGTCGCCTGGCAGCGGCAGTTTCTCAAGGATTTCGCCGACGCCTCGCAGGCGCTTCTTTTCGGGCTCGTAAAGGAACGGAGGCACAGTCGGTTCGTGGCGCGCAACAAGCAGGAAGCGCTTGCGGCTCTGACCCAAACCGCCGATCTGACCGCAGTCGTGGGTGGTCTCGGCGACGGCGAAATTGTAGCTCCGCAGCAGGGCAATGATCTGATCGAGCAACTTGCGGCCACGGTTCATGATGCGCGGCACATTTTCGAAAATGATCAGCTTGGGAAGCTTGTCCTTGAAGGCTTCCAGCATCAGCCACACGCCGCGCAACGTCAGCCGATTGAGGGCCTGATACTTGGCGGTCGCGCTCGACTGCTCGGACAGCAAGCCGGAGAAACCTTTGCATGGAGCGGACAAGAACACGATATCGGGGAACTCGCCATGCGCTGCGCGCCGAATGTCGTCCGGTACCGCCTGCTGCCAATCGGGATCAGGGTCGCGACTGTGAAAGGCCCGGTACTGCTCCAGGTCGAACAGATCGAGCAGGGTGCCGGGAACGCCGGCAAGGCGCGTGAAATCACGGATGGCCGCCGGATCGTTGTCGATGCCCCCGATGCAGCGGAACTTGGCATTCAGACTACCGACACGAGCCGATCCCTTGTTGAAGCCTTTGGCGCCGGCACCGAGCCCGCAAAACAGATGAAAGTGCGTGAAAACCACGTCGTTGAAGCGAGGGGCGAAATTCATCGCTCATTCCTCCTCGGCTGCCGCCGGGATCATGCCGAGCGCTGCGAGGTAGGTGTCGAGGATGGCCTCTTGCTCCATCCGCTCGTCGGTGTCCTGCTTGCGCAGCGAGATCACCTTCCGCAGGATCTTGGCATCGAAGCCGGTCCCCTTTGCCTCGCCGTACACATCCTTGATGTCGTCGGCGATGGTCTTCTTTTCTTCCTCCAAGCGTTCGATGCGGTGGATGAAGGCCTTGAGCTGATCGCGCGCAACGCTGTGCACGCTTTCCTGTCCAGTTTCCTTCCGGTCGAATGCCTCGATCTGTCTCGACGAACCGGGCGCGGTGGCGCGGCCGATAGCCTCTGCAGCCACGGCGCGCGCTGCGCCCTTGAATTTCCCTTGGTTCAGTTCGGTAGCCAACGTCATGTTCGTTACTCAGTCCTCTGCTGTGCGGGCACCGGGCGCCGAGACTTCGGTCGCTGATGGCCGGCGTTTGAAACGGCGATTGAGCTGCTTGCGCCGGACCCTCATTTCCCGATCGGACGGCACGCGCATGCGGTGCGTCTCACGGTGGTACGGCTCGCAGATTGTGGTGATGACCCCGTTCGGCAGCGACACGGCGGCGAGGAACTGCCCGTTGCAGATGTGTGGGAAGCCTTGGCTGACTGCCCATGCGATGCCGGGTGTCCAGATGGTGTCGCGCACTTCGTCGATCGTGGTGTTGGCAGCCTCGACGTGGGCCAGAGCGCGCTCCTTCTCCGTTCCCCACGCGCCAGAGACGGACACACCGAGGATGCGTTGCACGTAACGGGTCACGGCGTGGTAGCTCACGAGGATGCTGCTGCGGGGAGAAGGGGGCGGCGTCATTGGCGTGCCCGCTGCTGCCGTGGGCAGCCTTTGCCCTTCACGAAAGTCAGCGGTACGCCGGGGCGCGGGGAGCTGGATTGCTCGATGGCAAGCTGCGCGGCTAGATCAAGCTCATCCGACAGGATTGGTTGCATTCAACCCTCCCTTGCCTTTGAGCTTGAGATAGTCGTGAAGCTGCACCAGAACGGCGAGGTAACTTTCCTGCGTCGCCACGTCGTGCTTCGAGCGCTTGTCTCTGTTCTGCCTGATCCACCAGACTTTGGACCGCGCCATCTTGTTCAGGCTCTCGACCGCTGCCGGCGTATCAACAACGATGTGCCTGGCGCGTTCGAAGTAGGACGCGATTTGGCGCTCCTCGTTTTGGAAGGCGAGATCATTGACCGTGGTGCGGGGAAGATCGCGGTGGTTCATTGCGCGCCACCGGTTGACCAGCGCTCTTTCTCAAGCTCGGCGATCTGTGCTTCCAGTTCGAGCCGGCGCTGGGATCGAGCAGCTTCGCTCAACCATTTAGGGGGCGACTTGAAGCAGGCGGCGAGCAGCGAGGGCCCGTACACCTGCATGAGAATGGAGAAATGCTGCACCGACGGCTGTGATCGGCGGTGCAGCCAGTTTTCGACACTGGCGGCAGGTATTCCCGTTTCCGCTTCGACGTGGTGTATCGTCGAGCGCGGAAAACGGTCCTTAAGCCACGAGATGAGGCCCGCAACATCGAACATCGTTGCGGCACTTTTCCCGCAAATTTGCGGGGTTTTACCTGCGGATGTGCGCGCCTGTATTGTGCTTTCTTGAAAGCACAGGGGTTCGTCGTCTTGGAGGCCGACAAACATGAGCCCCTGGGCAATAGATGCAGGGGCTCGGCGAGGCGTGAGCAGGGCAATCAGGCGACGGCACGGATCGGATGTGTTTCGGACAGGATCCAGCGGAGCGATCATGGCCTGCCACGCCTTCCGCAGAGCGGAAAGGCTAAGTCCCTCGGAAAGGAAGGTGAGGGGCTGCGGCGAGAACAGTGAGGTGGAAACGGCGCGGGGCGCCTGATGCGAGGCCGTGATGTTCATCGGGCACGCTCCTCGATTCGGCGCCGCCGCTTCGGAAGCGAAGCAAGCGACGCCGCAGGCTGGAAAGCCTCCGGGAGGAGCTGATTACGGGGGATACCGGTAAAGGCCTCGATTTCGGCGAGGTACTCTACCGGGACCCGTTTCCATTGGCTGATCGTCGAAGGCCACTTGCCGAGATGAGCGGCCAGTCGCTTCTGAGCACCACGATTCGCTTTGAAGTAGTTCACGAGCACTTGCATGTCGCCAACTTCAGTCAAAACGAAATTTCAGTCAAGAAAAACTTTCAGTCAGACGCTATGGTTTAAACCCCCGAATTTGCGTCATTTTGTGATTATGGGAACGAGATCGAAAATTCAGATGAGCCCCGAAGGAAAACCGCGCCACTTCATCAAGGAGTGGCGTAAGCATCGGCGCATGACACAGGAACAGCTCGCGAGCGCGGTGGGCTCTGCCGTGTCGTCCGTCTCTCAGTTGGAAAGCGGTAAGCAGGGATACAGCCAAGCTACCCTTGAGGCGCTTGCGGTAGTCCTGCAGTGTTCGCCGGCCGACCTGCTATCGGTCAACCCGATTGAAGGGCTTCCGGATGAACAGCCACGGGAAGAGGCGCGATCGCTGTTGTCCCTGCTCGATAACTTGCGCAATCTAGCAAACGCACATCCAGAACGAGTTGCTTTAGCACTTGAGGCTCTCGAACAACTGACTGACCGGCCTGGCAGTGATCAAACTTCCGGCACGAAAGACAATCAATAACCTGACCATAGGTGGCAAGGTCTGCGTGGGATAGGCTGGAAAGCCGTCCAAGCCAGAGCGCGTCGTTAAACAAGATTTTTCAACCTGCTATAAGGGAGAGCACGGGGCGCCGAGGTGTGCCCCGCGCTATTTTCCCGCATATTCTATTAGTAATAGCAAGCGCAAAGTATAACAAGTCGTTCAACTTTTCGCCCATATGTAAATAACCGCATTCATTGCAGTTTATAAGTGCAGCTATTGCAGTTAACTTGTGTATATTAGACGCCCCTAAGCATCCAATATCGATTTCCTCTGTTACGCTTACGTGCGATGCCCAAGTAGCCAAATTCTTCTAATTGGCTGAGGGCGGCGATAACGCCCCTCGGGCTGCCTTGAACCGCAGCGGCTATCTCGTCGATTGAGGCGGTTGCCTCTCGTTTGCCTGGGTCCATCTCCATCGCCAAGTAGACCCCGACACGTGCGGCGAGGTGCGGCAAGTCTGGCGACTGCACCACCCCCTTTATCCACGTATCTCGATCCTCCACGAATCTTGGCATGAGCGACCTTGGCTCGGCTTTCCTCTCTGTGACTGTAAGCCAAACGAAAATTCAGTCAAAGCGAAATTATTGCGTTGACTGAATTTCAGTCAGACACTAAGTTTTCCCCATCAGGTTTCAAATCTTAGCTGATTCAATCTCGGGGGACGTTATGAGGTGCTACGCGCTTATATTCATGATCGCTATCGCTACTGTGCTGGCGCCGCGCGCTGGTTCGACAAATGCGATGCAGGCCTGCCAGGCGGAGCACAGCTTCGACGCCTGCCACTACGCTCTGAACCGGTAGGGGATGGCGATGCGTAGATGGTCCTGCATCAACTGCGGCGCAACTGAACGCCTCACCTTCTATCCGGACTGCTGCTCAAGCTGCGGCAGTGCCATGGTGGATGACGAGGGCCGATCGACCCTCGCCGTCGAGCCGGAAGTTCCGTCCGAGCTTTACCACGCCGCGCATGACGGCGACCGGGCCGCCATCGTCGAGCTGTGGCACGCCGGTGCGCTGGACAGTTCCGTCGGCGCGCTTCGCGGCCTCCTCGACGACATGCTGCTTGAGAACCGCATCGACATGATGATGCAGGTATTCTCGGCACCGGGCCGTGAGGCTGCCTGAATGGGGAAGCATTCCAACTTCCCCCGCCGGAAGGAAGACGAATACCTGACGCCTTATGAGGCGGCGCTGCCGCTGAAACCGTACCTGACCGGCGTCAGGACCTTTGCCGAACCGTGCTGCGCCGATGGCCGGCTTATCCGCTGGGTCGAGAGTTTCGGTCCGCTCTGCATCCATAGCGGAGACATCCAGACCGGCACCGACGCGCTGACTGACCCGATGCTTGAGCAATTGATCGTCGATGCGATCATCACCAACCCGCCCTACACGTGGGATCTGCTCTCGGCGATGATCGATCGCTTCATGAGGATCGCGCCGACGTGGCTGCTGCTCGAAGCGGACTTCAAGTACAACCTGCGCACCCAAGGCTTCATGCGACATTGCAGCGACGTGGTCCCTATCGGCCGCGTTCGCTGGTTCTCCGAGACCACTGACGAGAGCAAGGTTAGCTACGCCTGGTACCGCTTCCACATCCAGCACACACGCGGGCCTATTTTCCACCCCCTGCAGCAGATCGACAAGCGCGGCATTCGCAAGAAGCTGCGCGAGGGGGTGGCTCTTGTCTGACACCGTGCTCGCACTCCAAGCCGGCTTCGCAGTTGCCCTTGGCGCCTACCTGCTCGGCTGCGGCCTTGGAACGCTTCACCGCCTCATCGAAGAGCGCCGCGCCGAGAAGATGGTGCGCGCCATCAAAGCAGACATCGAGCGCTGCGACGCCGCTGTCCTTGCCCTCATCAAATCCAGAGAAGCCCAATCCGGGCGAAACCCAGAAGGAGAGTACTATGCTTGCTAGAACCAACCCGTCCCCGAAGAAGCCGAACCCAATCGACACGCAGGTCGGCGCCCGCATCCGGCTCCGCCGCAACATCATCGGCATGAGCCAGGAGACGCTGGCTGCGCATCTCGGCATCACCTTCCAGCAGGTCCAGAAATACGAAAAGGGCGCCAACCGCGTCGGCGCCAGCAGGCTGCAGGCCATCAGCGAAGCGCTCAAGGTCGCCCCTTCGTATTTCTTCGACAAGCCGGAAGGTGCCACCGAGGCCAATGGGGGCGACGAGGTGATGTCCTTCATCGCCAGCTCAGAGGGCATTGCGCTCAATCGCGCCTTCGCCCGCATCCAGGACTCCGCCACCCGCCACAAGATCGTCGACCTGGTCAAGGCCGTCGCTTCTTCGGCAGTCGCGGCATAACCCCAAGCAAGGAAACTCCTATGAGAGCAATGTTCATTGCATCGGCCGCCCTCGCGGCCATGCTTCTCACCTCTCCCGCGGCGGCGGGGCAATCCATCCGGCTCTGCACCGGGGCCGAAAGCGGCGTCTATTTCGCTGCCGGTGACGCGATCGCCAAGATGGCGGGCCGCTCGATTGAGGTGATCAACGTCGCCACCGAAGGCACCATCGACAGCCTCGATCGGCTCCTCGATCTTCCTGCCGACGATCCGAACGCCTGCGACGCCATGATCGGGCAGCCCGACGGGCCCGTCTTCGTGTCCAGATCCTCGCCTGCGAAGGTGAAGAAGCTCCGGCAGGTCGCATCGCTACATCGTGAGTATCTGCACGTGCTGTGCGGCGCCAACAGCGGTGTCGACGATCTGGGCGACCTCGAAAGCGACCCGGGCAAATACTCGATCGCGATCGGCGAGCCCGGCAGCGGCGCTTGGCTGATCTGGCAGAATATCACCTCTGCCGACGAGGACTATGCCAAGGTGCCGGTCCGCAACGAGGGCGGCATTCTGGCACTCTCGGCCGTATCGAGCGGCGAGGCGACGTGCATGGTCGTACCGGCGGGGTTGAAGAACGGCACCGTCGTTGAGGCTGACCAGACCTATGGCGATACCGTCATTCTGGCAGGCGCCAACGATCGCAACTTCGACGACGCTGCCGATATCAAGGGCGAACCGCTCTACGAAAACCGCGAAATCCCCGACGGCACTTATCCCGCTGCCCTGCAGGCGGGATGGTTCAGCGGGCGCACCACCATCACGTGGAACGCTGCAGTCTTCGTGAACACTGACCGCATCGACAGCAAGACGCTCCCCGCCTTCGTTCAGGTCACAGCTCGTGCCGCGGCTGGCATCAAGGCGGAGTACGGCAAGTGAGCCGGCGGGCAAAGATCGCATGCGTCGGCGCGCTCGTGCTCGCCTTCGCTGCCCCCATCGCATTCAAGATCAGCAGCACGCTCGTCAGCATGGCGATCGGCGCTGCCCTGATGGGGGCAATGATCGCCGCCCACAAGATCGGCAAGCGCTGGGGCCGCTGATCGGCTCCGGTTTCCGCCCGTATCTCGCGGGCGGTTTCCCGAACCGATAAAGGAGAGGTCAATGCAAACTACCCCAGATATCAGCGGCGCCATGCCTTTGGAGCGTGCCCGCCAGATCGTTACGGCGATCAACCACCGCGCTTTCTTCGCCATGGGCATCAGCGACAAGTCGGCGAGCCTTGAAGGCGTGACCTTGATCGACATGATCGAGGCGAAAGCCCGCGTCGAGAAAGAGAATGATGCGCCGCCGGTCGACGGCAAGAAGGCGTTCACCATAGTCCCTGACGATCGCCTGATCGCCGCTGCCTATGCTCTTGAACATTACGACGGAGATAAAAGTGCCGTCGCCGTTGTCCCGGGCCGCGACATGTTCGGTGAACCCTGCCGCAAGGCGCTGGGCGTGGTGCAGCTCGCAGGGCTGCGCGATCCGGAGGGCGAAGAGTGATGGCCCACAACCAGATCACCCAGCTTTTGAAACAGCGCTGGCACGCAGCCAGCACCCGCGTTGACCTGCTCGACGCCGAGCGCATGAAGCTCCTTGAGCCGACGGAAAAGGGCTGGCACGCCGCCCTCGACGAGCTGCAGATCGTCAACGATCAGATCGAGGCGCACGAACATCTGCGCTGCGACGGTTGCGAAGCGCCAATCTTCGACGGTGACCCCCGCCTCGGCGGTAACTCTATGCTGTGCGAAGATTGCTCACCTACCGTGCAGGCACTTCTTGAAGAGCCGGAGTTTTTCGTCGACGGCGACGGCAATGCTGCCACACCGGAGCAGTGCCAGGAGTGGTTCAACGCCCACATCGCTGCAGGCGGTTCGCCCAGCGACAGCATGGCGAGGTGGTGACCATGACTGACACCCCAAACAAAGCCGACTTCCTCGTTGACGAGCGCCCCGGAGAATATGAGGCCTCCTTCGAGGTGCGCGGAACGATCACGGTAACGATCAAGGCTGAAAGCCTCGACGAGGCTCGGACGAAGGCCGACGAAATGGCCCAAGACGAAGAGTTCGGGTTGGAACTCCACGAGGCAGACGACGTCTCTCTCCGCCGGGTTTCAAAAACGGTCCCGATGTACCTCGTCACCCGAGAGGGCCGGACTATGAAGGTGAGCCGTCTTCAGGCAGGTGACCTGCCGCGTCAACCTGACGAGCGGGGGTTCTGAGATGCGCGACATCCCCATGCTTTACTCCGGCGCGATGGTCCGCGCCCTTATCGAAGGACGCAAGACGCAGACACGACGGTTTTGCAAGGATCAGCCGCCGGCAGGCGTCACGATCATACGGAAGACTATCCGCCCGTTTGGCAAAGAGCCCTTCCATGCATTCGAGCGCCGCACGAAATTTGGTAACTTCGGTGGCGAGGTTCCGGTGAAGATCAGCCGCGGCGACCGGATTTGGGTGCGCGAGAACGCTGCTGTCCGTCACCAGAGTTGGCATCATATCGATGGTGATGCCCACCAAGTTTCGTACCGGGCAGACGAGGACGAACATGGCCGGTGGCTTGGGCTGCCGTCTTGCGGCAACGGCGTTCGCAAGGGTAAGGCGCCTTCGGTATTCCCGAGCAAGAGCCACAATCTCGACGGTTCCCTGCGTTGGCAGCCATCTATCCATATGCCCCGCTGGGCTTCGCGCCTTACCCTGATCGTGACCGACGTTCGCGTCGAGCGCCTGCAGGATATCAGCGAGGCCGACGCAATCGCCGAGGGCGCCAAGCAGTATTCGAGCTCGACGAAGCTTTCACGCGCTTTCAACCCTGATTGGAAGGGCATCTATCGCGAAGGATACGCCGAGCTTTGGAACGCAATCAACGGTCCTGGCTCCTGGGAAGCTAACCCTTGGGTGGTCGCCTACACCTTCCGCGTCATCAAGCAGAACATCGACGAGATCGAGATGGTGGCGGCGTGAGCTACAGTCTCCTCGACAGATCAGCCATCAAGGCCCGCAAGCCGCATTCCTGCATATGGTGCGGACATCCTATTTTGGCGGGCTCTCAGTATGTTCGCGAGGCCTCTATCTACGACGGCCACTTCCAGAACTTCGCGTGGCACGAGGCCTGCCGTAAGGACGCCGACGATTATTTTGACGAGGTCGGCGAAGGCGAGCTCCCCGACGACAGCGAGATGCCGTTTTTTGCGCTTTACCAGATGGAGGCAAGCTGATGACCGGCACCGCCCGATACTACCATGGCGGGTTCGGCGGGCTATCACTCGGCCAGTTCGTCCTGCCGCCGAAGACAACTCGAGCCCCTTCTACCGCCCGATTCGGGGCGGCCGGCGTCTGCGACCCCAGCAAGGTCTACATCTGCACCGAATTGCACGCAGCACTCTTCTTCGCCTGCATGCATCCGTCTGGCCGCGGCAAAGTCTACGAGGTCGAGCCGATCGGCGAACTGATCGCGGATCCTGACACCGAAATCCCCGGTCTTTCCTTCGAGTGCGACAAAGCACGCGTCCTGCGCGTGATCCGGGTTCCCGGAAAGACCATCAAGCAAATCCAACGAGACATCCGCCGGGAGGCAGCACAAGCATGAGACAGCCTATCACCGTCAACATCGCCGACGCTCATCTCGGCATCTGGCAGAACAATGCCAATGATCCTTCATTCCGATCTGAAATCTACGCCGAATTGATCCGCCGCATGCGCGAGCGTGGATGGTCGATCCGGCGCGATCCTCGCGTCCATCAGCACTATCGGTGCCTGAGCCCAAATAACCGCCTTGGTGCCCGTGGGGCACTGCGCTGCGAGATTGAACTGTCAGGACGTGTGGTCAAGGTCGAGTTCTGGTCGACAACCGCCAAACAGGACAATCGCAACGGCCGCCGCTACGACTTCGATAAGCTCAAGCGCATGAGCCATATCGACGCGCTACGTGTCGAGCTAGAGTTCCGCCGCATCGTCGCCTGGCTGGAAACAGTTGCTCCGGTAAAGGTGACGCGCCGAGACGAGCGCGACCTGCCGCCAATGAAGCGGATCCAGAAGGATTACGCTGAGAGCTGGCACAAGGACAAAGCCCTTGGTCGCCCGGTTCCTTCCGGTGACTACAATCGGAAATCGAAGGATGGTCCGCTCCTTGAGCACGGCCAGACGGTCTGGCTCCCCGACCGTAAGGGCCGCATCATCCGAGGCACGGTCTACTACAACATCAACAGCATGTGGTGGGTGGTAGCTGGCGGCCGGCTTCACAACGAAAGCTGCGGAAGTCTCTTCTCGTGTCCACCCGAGGACCTGCGAACGAAGAGGAATGATCGCGCCCGCCGGTCGCGGCTTGAGAAAGAACTATCGGTCGCCGTTGAGCGCATGGACTTCATCCGTGCGCAGACGCTCAAGCAGATCATCTTCGGCACTGAGCAGACCTTTTTGATCTGGCATCGCGGTCACGGCGCCTACTACGGCTCGAACTACTGCGGTTACACGACAGACCGTATCAACGCCGGCAAGTACACCCGCGCGGAAGCCGAGGCCGAATGCCGGCGATGCCCTGATGAGCTGGAGATGGTCAAACCGGACGGCGATCACGTCCGCTTCGATCAGAAGAAGGCCGCCTGATGCCGGTCCCCCTTTGCGACATGACACTCGACGAGCTGCGCGACGAACGTCGCCGGCTCCAAAAGAACTACCGCCGTGCGGCACCTTGGAGCGCCGAGCTTGATACGGCGAAACAGGCGCTGGACGCATGCGACGCCTGGATGAAGCAGCGCGTACAGGAACCGGAGGCCGCTCATGGCTGAAACCACCAATATCGAGTGGACGGACGCCACGGTGAACTTCTGGTGGGGCTGCACCAAGGTCTCGCCGGGCTGCGACAACTGCTATGCCGAGAAGTGGAATGACTTTCGCGGCAACAAACAATGGGGTCCTGGTGCGCCCCGCCGCAAGATCATCAGCGCGGCAAGTGCGCTTCGCCGCCTGCAGAAAGACGCCGACAATTTCGAGCACGTTCACGGTCGGCGCCGACGCGTGTTCATGCATTCCATGTCGGACATTCTCGATAACGAAGTGCCGGACGATTGGCGCGCAGAGGCTTTCGCTGCGGCGGAATCGGCCGACCGGCTCGACATCCAGTTTGTGACGAAGCGCATCACCAACCTCGAAAAGTTGGCGCCTGCGCATTGGCTCGACGGGAGCTGGCCGCGTCATGTCGGCGTGTTGCAGTCTGTGACCACGCAGCGCGAGGCAGAGCGCGACATAGAGCGGCTGCTCAAAGCGAAGGCGCGGCACCGGTTGCCATGGACCGGCATCAGCGCCGAGCCGTTGCTGGAAGGCCTGCGTCTGCGCCGTCTGCACGTCCGTGGTGATATCTGGCTCGACGCCTTGACCGGGCACTATCTCCGCAAGGTCGGTCGCACCTTCGAAACGATCTATCAGGCGAACGGCAACTCCCCGGGACCGCTGCCGGGCCTCGACTGGGTCATAGCCGGCGGCGAGAGCGGAAAGCTTGCCCGCCCGATGCACCCGGAATGGGTGAGGGGCATCCGCGAAGCCTGCAGCGCGACCGGCGTTCCGTTCCTGTTCAAGCAATGGGGCGAGTGGAAGCCCGTCTCTGAAATGGGCGCGGCCGAGGTGGCTGAACTACGTCGATCGAGCAAGATCGAAAGACTCGAGGACGTGCGCCCGGCTCAATCCTTCCTCGAAGCACCCAACGGGCAGATGGATTTCTACAAGGTCGGCAAAGCCAAATCCGGTCGAACGCTCGATCGGCGCATCTACAACGATTTTCCAAAGGTAGCAGCATGACACAGATGGTGAATTTCGAGCTCGCTCGCATCGCAGACCGCCGCGCCGTTCGCGGTGAGACCGGCAGGGAGATTGCCGCAGCCCTCAAGGTTCCGACCCCGCAGGCCCGGATGCTCGCGAATGTCGGCGCCCGCAAGCGAGAGATTGAGGGCGCGTTCCTGACCATGCCTGAACAGCTGCTCATCCAGCACCTGGTCAATGCACAGGTCGCACTGCTTCGCTCCGGAGAGATACGCAGCCCGAAATCGAAAGAGGTGTCGCGCCGGGCAGGCAAGGCGGACGGCTGGGCTGCCGCGACGGCGCAGAAGCGTATTTTCAACGAGCGCTATGACAACGCCGTCGGCATGCACGTGAACGGCATGGGCTTCGTCGAAGTTGCCGGCAACGGCTACATCTGGCTGACACAGGCCGGATGGGCTCTCGCCCACGCCATGTCGATGGTGCCCAATGACTGATCGCATTGCCTGCATCAATCCGACGTGCCGGCGGACGGCACCGCGCGAGAAGTTTCCTGACTCGAGGTACATCATTTGCCGCGGCTGCTGGAACAAGCTGCCACAGCGGCTCAAGGATCGCTGGAACGCGATCAAGACGCGGCACCGGATATTCGAGCGCCTTATCCGGAAGCCAAAATTCAGCGCCGAAGCCCGCCTTGAACAGTGGCGTCGTGTGGACCGACGCATGACGCACGCTGATTTGGCGCTCGACGCTTCCATCCTCCATTTCTTCCACGCCGGGCAGGAGCCTGCCGGCCTCGACACGTTCATGAAGGAGATCGGCCTTGACCGGTAAGACGAAAGCCATTGTCGAGCGAACGCCCGACCGCATGTTCTCCAAAGCGGATCAGTTGAGCTTGAAGCTGTTCAAAGTCCCGGATGCTGATCTCAGCGGCGAGATCTACGGCACCCTGATCATGGACCCATTCACGCTCGACAATTTCAAAGCCTCGCGGGGGTTCCAGTACGAGTTCACGTTCTCGGATACAGGATCCGGATACGATCGGTGGCGGAAATTCCATCTGAAGCCCAAGTTCTATGAACCGCGGCGTGCCCTCGTGGATTTTGCGGCAGCAGTGACGGACGCACCAGTGTCCCTCAACGAAGATCCATTTTTGATGTCGATCGTGTACCAGACGGAAAATGGTCGTGTGGGCTACTTGGATGATGCCGACACCGACGACGTGTTCCTCACCTCTACCGATTTCCAGAACAAGAGACTGCGCGCGATCGTCGAGAAGCGCACCCACAGGGCGGAGCGCGCCGTGGTCAAGAAGATCGCCAAAGTCGCCACGGCCGTCGGCTTCCAGGCTGGCGAACCCGCGATGGAGCTCGCTGGCCAGATCGTTTCCGTTCTCGCCGCCAACCCGGAACACATCGGCCGCTTTATGGCCGAGGGATCGGAGCTGTTCCTCGATGGCACCTTCAATCCGGAAAACGGCAGCCTCGCCTATCGCTCGATCGGCGGCGACATCCTGCATCCGTCCGTGCTTCGCCAACAGAAGGGGACGCAGCAATGACCGAGATCACCAAGGAAGCAATCGAGGCCGCAAGCGCCACATACTTGAAAAACCATTGGGAGGCTTTCAGCGAACACACGAAACGCCCAGTTCGCGAATTGATGAAAGAGGCTCTTGAAGCCGCCCTTCCGTTCCTCGCCCCCATTGCAGGAGAGGGGAAGGTGCCGGAAGACGCGACCGATGAAATGATCGATGCAGCCTTGTCGGTCGATTGGTCAAACGAGGATGAGCGCGGCGCTGCGCACAACATTTGGCATGCGATGCGGGCGAAGTTGCCCGCGACCCATGCCGCCGCCCATAACGCCGCTATCGCTGACGAATTGACGGCGGCACTTGATGGTGCGTTCGTCACCACGACTTCGGGTGGCGGCCAGAGACCTCACCTCACGGTCACGTTCCCTGAGAATAGCCAAATTCGCCGGCTGTATGACGCGCTTGCAGCGTTCAGTTCGTTGCGCCGCAATCCCACCACCCCCGGCAAGGAAAGCGGGCAGGAGGTGGAGCCGGTAAGCGTGCCGGAGGGTGTCGAGCTTGCCGCTCGGTTCGTTGAGAAGCGCCTCAACGATTACGTACAAGAGCACGGCTCCTATGATCACTCGACTGGCGTGACCGAATTCCCCGGCAATGGAGACGAATACGTCTACGAGCTTGAAGAGATCGTCGAAGGCATCCGCGCCCTCGCCGCCGCTCCCCAGCCCAACCCGAGCATAGTTGATGCGGAAACGCTCTATCGCTGGCGAGGCCCGAAAGGCGGGTGGATCTACGACGCTCGCAAGCCGTCTTGGCCTTCTGAAAAGCTTGAGGTGCGCAAGGCTGGCCTCGCCCTCGCAGCGCAAGGGGATCAGCCATGAAGCTCGAAACCCTGCTGACGCCCCCGACTGAGTGCGAAGCCAAGGGCCTGCCGCTCACAGACAAGCGCCGTGGTTCCATGTGGTATTGCAAGCTGGCGCACAAGAACTTCGCCAAGGGTCGCAAGCGGCCAGCCTGCTATTGCGCTCAGATGCTCAACGCCGGTCGTGCCGCCCTCGCCTCCGCCGAGCCCTCCAGCAGTGAGGACACGGGCCATGCATGAGAA